GGTTGCCACCGCGCCAAGGGGCGTACACGCCCGCCGAACTGGGCGAATTGAACGCAGCCCGTACATAGGTGGAGCCACTGCCATTGAACTTTTCATACATCATGGCTTCCGCGCCCAGCTTGCCCAGCTTGCGGATATAATGCCACGACCAAGTTGCCTTGTCGTTCAGGTCGAAGGAGCCGGTCTGGGCATAGTCCGAAGAAATAGAGCCAACCTGCTTCTCACCGCTCTTGCAGGAGAACACATCGTAATGCCAATGGTCATCATCGACGAGGCTTGCTTTCCACAGAGGGTCCAGCTGCTCGACGTATGCGCCAATCTGCATCTCGATACCCGCCACACGGTACGGATATTTGCCGTTTGTCAGATTGCCACAGCATCCATCGCTGTGACCCGGAACCACCTCAGTCGTGCCGGACTCCCACGGCATAGTAGAGACCAGCATTGTGGTTGTGGTGTCAATGGGAGCATCCAGCTCAAGGTTCAGAGCCACATACTCCGTATCGTTCACGGTCACATTGGTAATGCTGGAAATCTTGGCCCAGTTGAAAATGTCATGGTTATAGGACAAATTGCGGTCTGTGCTGGTATTTTCGCCGCGCTCGCCCATACATACCGCAGAACCCACGAGGAAGTTTGCGCCCTGCGCTTTCGTCACAAGCACACGCTTTACTCCGGTCTCGGCCACCGCCGGGGTATACTGGTAATTGTAGGACGTGCAGCCCTCCAGCTTGCCGCTGTTGCTCAGCGTCCAATGGCGCAGCCGCCACTGGGCCAGAACATACTGCTGGTCGCAGTCAGTCCACAGGGCATCATAAGCGGTAATCTTACGAGCCAGAGGGATAGCTGCATTGGCGCTTGTCCACGGCATCGGGGGCAGTCCAGCACCGCTGGTCATTCCGCCCTTGGAATTTTTGCCGCCGTAGAATGCAGGATGCCATGTCAGCCAGCGGCGGCTCTTATCCGGGGCCACATCGCCAGCCATAGGCTCATAGCCACCACCAGAGAAGGTGCGCCAGCTGTTATAGATGTAGGCACCATCCTCCCACTCCTTCAGCATCAGAGACAGGGCGAAGCAGTAGACGGGTGCGGTTTCACCAGAAAGGTCAAAACCGGTTTCGCCCTCAACCGCCAGCACGTTCATGGTGCCATCTTCCAAAGACAGTGCATTGGCACGGATGTACCAGGTGAAAGGATCCTCTTCCGACCAGTCTGCGGTTTCCGGGCTGGTGTCAGTCAGCAGCGGCGCTGCTTCACGTCCATCTGCCAGATCATCCAACGGGGTGCCGGTGTAGTCCCCGCTCACATCGTCACTGTAGAAGCGAACAGTGTAGGTTTTGCTGCGAGCGCTCTCTGCGAGCATTTTCGCAAAGCGTTCCAGACGCTGATACTTCGTCACGCCATCACCGGCAGACAGCGGCCACCAGCTCCAGAAGATTTCTGTGGTATTTTTGCCATCCAGCAGACCGCGGAATGTTGCATCCACGAATTCTGCGCCGGCAGTACCGGCAGCAATGCCTGCCAAAATGTCATTTTGGCGTTTCATCTGAGCGACCAGTTCCAGACCGGTTTCGTCGCTCATAGGATGATTGATAAGTTCCCATGTGTCAGCCATTTCTTATACCCCCTTTTAGGTGCTTTTCTTGATGAAAAACGACAGTCGGCCGCTCTCGTCCGGGCCAAGTGCATAGCTTGCAGAAGCAGCGCTTGCCGCAGCCTGCTGGGCCGCAGCTGTCGTCTTGTTCAGCAGATCCTTCGATGTCTCAGCAGCGGCCTTGCTGGTCTCTGCGCTATCTTTCGCCGCATCCGCAACAGCTTTTGTCTGACTATACAGTTCATCCAATTTTGCTGCTGATTTCCTGCGGGCGATTGCGTAGGTCAAAATATCAATCATGCGCCACCATCCTTACATCGGGTAGAACTTCCCGGTAGAATCGGCGATATAGATATTGCCGGTGTGGATAACCAGTGCTTGCGCCCCCATCGGTGCAGATTTGATATTCTGCAGGTCTGCTTCATCGTCGCAGTAGTACACCGTGGCCGGCTGGGCTGCGGTGCCATACTGCTGCATAACTTTGAACATAGAAACTCCTTTCCAGATTATAGCCATGTGACATCTGTATGTCTGATTTTTGTTAGAAAATCACGGAATCTGTGATTTCAGCTGCTTCTCCGGATAAAAAACGAGAATCGCCCATCGGCATCCGGTCCAAATGCAAAATTAGTAGACGATGCAGAACCAGCCGCTTGATTTGCAATATCAAGCGTCCTATTCATGTAGTTCAACGTGTTTCCCTCAGCAGCTCGTGCCTCTGCCGCGCTGTCTCTCGACGCACGTTCATTTGCCGACGCCGATGAAGCACATTCGGCGGAAATTTTCTCAGACTTATTGGCCGCGATCCTGCTGGCTTCAGCAGAGGAAGCACTCTTCGCCGCCGCCTGTTCCGAAGCGCTGGTGTTTGCCACAAGCTGCTTGATTTCGTCAACGCTTTTCAGCAGAGCATCTGCCACATCCTCGCGCAAAGCATACATAAGCCGCCACTGGTCCGCTCCGTCCAGAGCATACACAGCCGCCATTTCAATGCAGTACGCAATGCTCGTCGGACGGGCGAGCTTCTTCACCTTGTACGATGCACCCGTCGATTGGCTTGTAGGCAGGTCCGCGATGTCAGACATCTTATCCACATAAAATTGGTACCAAGCATCAGTTTCTGTTTCCAACTTGGTATCGGCAATGAGAATTGCCATTGCACTCCCTCCTTTCAGCTAATCCCGACTTCATCCGCAAGCTTCATAAGCGCCGCCGTCTCAATGTGCATCAGCTCCGCCCATTTCTCGGCAGACAGAATCTTCAGACCATCTTCGGCCGGAAGCCTCACCTCGATGGGGAGACAGTCTCCGATTTCCAGATAACGGCGATTGTGATAGTAGCAGCTTGCCAGAACGCGCGCTTTGTGCGCCCAGCAAATGGCTGTGGAGCGTTTGTTGGCCGTACCGAACAATTCATAGTTAAGGCCGCTGCACCAGCCACAGCCAGCCGATACAGGGCACTCTAAGCACTCCTGCGGAGATTGGGATGTACGCGTGATGGCGTCCAGCTCTGCTTTTGCCTGACGCTGAGCTTCCGTGGTATACAGGCCATCATAGACACTGCCGAAGCGAACTTTCTGCGATTTTTCCTCGCCAATGGAAATCGGGGCATATCGAATGCAGGGATAAGCAGACCCGTCCGGCGCAAAGCTCAACATCGCACCGGTGCCGCCGCAGAAGTTATTATCATCCTTTGCCTGTCCGCCCAAAAGGTCGTCCAGCATCGTAATTGTGACATCCATTCGTCGGGAAATAATGTAGTCAGAGACCGTCTGCATCTGCTCATACAGTGCGCGACCGTCTTCGGGAGTGTAAGTGGGTTCATAAGCGTAGTTGCAGGCGATTTCCACGCATCCCTCATCCAGCATCATTTTGATGCTGTCGGCAATGTACTGAAAAGATCCCGGAACAAAGGTCATTTTGGAACTAAGCCACCCAAAATCCTTCTTTCCTGCCTGAAACGCTTTCCATGCCAGCGAAAAACTGCCAACGCCATGCTCATCCACTCTGTACTTGTCGTGCAGTTCTTGAACACCGTCGATGCTGACGGTCACAGACATCATTTCGTGGTACTTGTCAAAAAGGTGCTGGGCTTCCGGACTAAACCAGAGCTTTCCATTTGTTGCAAAGCTGATTCTCGTGAACGGCGCAAGCGGAATCTCGCGGCGGTAGCACTCCGCAAACCAGTAATCGCAGATGTGCTCAATCAACTCGGCTTCAAGCAACGGCTCTCCGCCAATAAAATCCAGCACAACGGCCTGCGTATTCTGGTTTACGAAATCGGACTCATTCTTCTCGTATAGGTCGAGGATATAGTCTACGACCTTTCGCCCGGTCTCGATGCTCATCCGCTCAACGCTCTTATGATGTTCATAGCAGTATGAGCACCTGAGATTGCACCCGCTTGTCACCTGAAACGTAATGTTCCGGCAACAGACGCGGTTCTCTGCCGCTGTATCGCGCGCATACAGCCTTTGGACCATGTTTCCATAGTCTTCAATTCGCCGTTGCTTCAAGGAGAACAACCTCCTCTCGAACAAAATCAAACCTGTACTGTACGCCCGCCGACGTCTGAGGGTCAAGATACCGGGAGAGCACCATTTCCTGTGCCATCTTCAACTTCATCTGCGCCGCACGACACAGTTCTGCATAATGGCGAATCACCTTTGCGGTTTCCGGATTCGCATCCACGTTAAGCTGACGGCACAAAACCGCCATCAGCGCTTCAAAAGAGCTTGCTTCATAGTAAGCTCGCTCTACCGCTTCGCTTTCCGCCGTGGTTAACTTAATGGCTTCCATATTCTTCTCCTTAGCAGGCATCCATCTTCGGGAGGCGGTCTGCGATCTGACGGTAACGGTCACGAATCTTGTTCATGGTTTTCATGGCGTCAATCAGTTCCCGGAGATTGCCGTTGAAGTCCAGCCGCAGATACTCAGTAAGCACCTGCAAAAGATACCACATCGAAAAAATGTCGGCATCCTCAGTGCAGTTATAGCTTGCCGCGCCTTGAATCGTTTCTGCGCATTTCAGATTTTTTGTCACCGGGTTGCCAGAAAAATTGAATGTGCGCGCCGCCAGCCCGATGGACAGAAGATTCTTCCGTTCATCGGACGCTTCAACTCCACACGCCTCCAGCGCAGACAGAACCACCGTAGAGCAGTAGACCACCCAATCGTCAAAGTCCGTCGCATCCAGCGCACAGAGGGTACCTGTGTAGCCGAGACACCACAACAGCTTATCCTCATTATTCGGTGTTGCCGCGAGCAGAACGCTCCAGTCGTTTGCTTCAATGTTTTCTTTCGCCAGCAGCTTCAGAAGCGGAAGATTTCTGAGATAGGATTCTTCCGTTCCTGCATCTGCATTCTGTGCAAAATGAAGCGTTGTTTCCATTTTGATTTCTCCTTTCATCACGATTTGCTCCACAGAAAGCCAGAGCAGCCACTACAACCACCGCTGCAGGATCCGGAGCAGTCATCTGCGCACGTTGAACTGCACCCCGTGCAAAAGACGTCGCAGCCGCTCCTGCATTGAGAGCCGCAGCTTCCAGAACAGCCACCAGAGCAGTGGTTGGAGCAGTCGCTTCCGCAGTTGAATGCACAGCCAAGATTCACACAGCTTCCGGAGCAGTCGTTCGCGCACGTCGAACTGCATTGCTGGATACATTTACTTGAGCAGTTATCGGAGCATCTACTTCCGCAGCCGCCCTCGCAAGTTGACGAACATCCATCACACGAGCCAGAGCAACCGCCTGAACATCCGCCGGAACAGGAACCAGAACAGTTATTTGCGCAATTCTTCGTGCAGGTTGTGTTACAGCCTCCGGTACAACTTCCCGTGCAACTTCCAGTGCAGCTTCCCGTACAAGAACCAGCACAACTGCCGGCGCAATCATTCGCACACGCCTTTGTGCATGTTCCCGTACACGAGCCCGTGCAAGAACCCGTGCAGGACCCCGTGCAAGTGCTGGAGCAGTTGTTTGCACACGCTCTAGTACAAGAGCCAGTACATGTTCCCGTACACGTCCCCTGGCAACTTCCCTTGCATCCGCCAGCGCAATCATTGGCGCACGATGCCACGCAAGAGCCTGTACAACTCCCCGTGCAGGAGCCGGTGCAACTCGTGCAAGCCGTATTGCATCCCGTAGAGCACAGGCCGGAACAGCGGCCAGCACACCCGCTTGATGCAGCAGTTTCCGGGATTGCGCTCAGCTCACTTAGCACCGCTGCCGCTTGGCTCAGCCTGCTCGCTGTGATTTGCGCCCCATTTTCGGGTGCGGTCGATGTTCCTTTGATCGCATCCAGCGGCCTTGTAATTTTTTGGATATGTTCGTTTTTGATGTACGCTCCAGCCGTCGGTTGCGTCGAGAAGTCGTATGCAGAGCCGTTATAACTCGCCATGCTTCCAACGCTCTGCCCTCGTGCTGTTCCCTCTGTTTTTCCGCGTCTTCCTACCTCGGCCTTGAGCAAGGCTTTGATTTCCGCATAGTCCGAGGGGTAGACTTTTTGCCCCCAGTTAGCCATTAAGCACCTCTCACTCTGACTTTGAGCCGCCGTTGTTCGGTCAGATTGTCACCCTCAACCGCATAGCCAACCACTTTGCACGGGTCAATATATTCGCACGGTTTCGCCGCACGACCAACACCCGGAATATGGGAAAGCACAATGCAGTCTCCCGTGCTCACCGGGCCAACGACCTTTGTGTGGACACGTCCGGCAAGCGAAACCGGGATAAAAAGGGGAAGATTCTTTTCCAAGAAATCTTCCCCATCATTGACCTGCTCTCCGCCAATCAGCATCCCGTATTCGTCCGAATGGATTCCGGCAATGCGGCTCGAAAGATTTGTGGCTTTGACATATTTTTCCTGCTGGCTGTTAGTATCCAGTGCAATAATGTCGCCCGGATCTGTCTGTTCACCACGCGGCATGAGCTCGGCATAATCGTTGTAGACCGCTTCAAACACACGTTTTGCATGAATGTCCTCGCTCGCAGTCAACGACTTAAAATGCGCATCTCCCGCAGACCCGACATAGTGCGCTGTGCCATTTGCAAAATAGACCGTTCCCGTAAAGGTTCCGCCGGTGTTCCGCATGGCGCCAAGAGCACGACACGCATCAGCAGCGGTGCCCGCACCAGTGCCGCCGCGTTCGATCGGCAAATTCCCGCTTGTAATGTCGCTCGCCGCATGGCTGTGCTTAGACAGAGCAAATGCGGCCGCATGCTTTCCATCCAGCATATCCGCGTCGCACCCAGACATAAGCCCATACTTGGAAAGCAGGGCCACAATCTGTTTTGCCGTAAAGCTCTCTTTCGGCAATGCTGCATTTGCCGTATTCTTGACCGCCGAAACATCCGAAATGTTCTGATTCAGCAGTACAGACAGAATATAGAACACCATGTTAAACTGTTGACTCGTCGGTTTGCCGTTCAAGCCACCAACGATTGCGGCCCATCCATTCCGCCAATCGTCAATCGAAATTTCCTGCCGAACGCCTCCAACCGAGAACGCTGCCTTGGAATAGTCGGCCAGTTCCGCTCCCGAACGTGCATCCGCCATAGAATCACCCCCTGTTAATTGATGGACTGGGCAAACATGCCCTCACCGAATCCTGCAACTCGCGGATTGAGATCCACGAAACCAAATGTTTCTGCATCCTCAGTCGAGCAGTTGATTCTGACTCTCACGCCCGCCGGATGAACCACTAAGTCATGCGTTCCCAAAATGGACAGAACCAAATCCGAGAACGGCGCGGAAATCGAAAGGTAAATGGTCGCCGGCACATCGCGGCGCTCACTGTATACAACTTCCGTCGCTCCAAAAATAATTTTGGTCGCTTCGATAATCTCATTCGGCGTACAGCGGCACGAATTAACGTAAGCCTTGTACTTCAAGCAGACCCGATAAATATCATCGTTGTCTGCCAGCTCTCGGCTTCCAATCATCGCTCCCGCCTGCTGACGAGTAAGGCATACCAGCTGGCCAATTCGGTTGAGCAAAATGCCGTTGCACTTGTCGATGTTGTTAATCCACTCGAATCCGCCCAGTGCGAGCATCAAATGTTCGTACTCAGGCGCAAAGGCCCAAACGATGCCGTCCAGCACAGACATTTTCTCTACTCTAAGCGGCTTTTCGCTCAGTGCTTCAAATGCCATCGTTTTACCCCCTGTTCGCTGTTCTTTGCAGAATCCATTTTCCCTCAGAATTCTTTCTGTAAATGGTCAACGGACTAATCACTCTCGCCGTACTGCCCATCACGCAGTTATCAGGAAGATTTTTCAAGTCCTCCAGTGTGTCGCACACATAATCTCCCAAACAGCTTTCCTCATACGATTCAAGCTGAAATTGCGTCGGGAGCTTAGCGTACATCTCCTTATACGCCGAAATCATGCTTTCACCACCCGAATTCCGTTCATCGTGACAACTGGCTGCTGGTTGATGCTGACCGGGACGACGCCCGTAAGCATAGCGCTGTCCTCCACGCCCTCAATATCCGGCCTTTCGGAAAGAACGCCCCGAATCTCGATATAATCGACTCCAGACACACTCTCCATGATAGGCCGGATGAACTTCTGCAGCCTAACCGATGTTCCCGCCGAAAGAATTTCTTCCATCAGCAGAGATTTGATTCTCGCTTCAAAGTCATCATCCAGACCACCAGCGCTCGTAACTTTGACCGACAGCAGCAAATAGACATCGTTGACGCGGGTAAACTCAACATACTGGCGCGTTCCGTTTATGTCGGTGGCATAAGCGTAATGGCTTCCATACGCCCTAATTCCGCCTGATTTGTTTTCCCAGATGATGCCCGCAACATCTTCATCCGAACCGCCCTGCACAACAATTTCGATGCAATGCGGCGGACGACCAGCCGCATCCTTTTCATCATCGTCATTTTGATAGCCCGCGGCGAACGTCACACCCTCTACGTCGCTATAAAGCAGCGATACAATGGCATTGACTGTTCCTGTACCGCGGCTTGCCACGCGGTTGGTATAGCTGGTGCGAGCCTCAGAGTCTTTCTGGGTCAACCTGCCCTTTATGGGCGGGATCTCATTTATGCAGGAATCCCAACCGTCAACAGAAGTCACAATTTGGTTAATGGTTTTATCTGCCTGCACATAGCTTCCGTATTCGACGCTCTCGAAAAGGATATTGCTGGTCACGTCAACAACCGTAATGTACCTGCAAAGAGACGCAGAAAAGCTGTCAGCCGCACCAGAAGCCGACAGCACAATCGTGTGGTTTCCCTGTTCATCCGTGGAATCTTCGACCTTGATTCCAAACTTCGTGAGCGCATCGAATTTCTGAAGCTCTGCCAGGATTTTTGTGTAAGCATCACTGTACGAACTCACCGAAAGCTGTTTTGTGATGCTGGCCGACTCGGAATAGCTTCCCACTTCACCCGAAGTCGCATTTCTGGACACGCCAAATTCAAACGTAATCGTTCCGCTCACGCTTTCGATTGGCCGAATGCCGATTCTTCTCCAGTTTGCACTGGAAATCGTGGACACTCCTTTTGCCTGAAACTGGCGCTGTGGATATGTACTCGACTGCACCAAAGCGCCCGCCGGAATCACCGTACCCTCACGCCCGGTACAGGACAGCGTATATTTTGTGCGCGCCTGCCCGATGCGGTTGACGCCGCCAATCTGCATGGCGTTGTCCAGTGCGATTCCCTCGGCGGTATTCGGGAAGAGCTGCTGATAGCTGGCCGCAAATGCTTCCCACAATTCTGCCGGGGCATCGGCAAAAATCGTAAAAAGCACATTCATAAGGCTCTGCGGATTCTCGGACGGGTTTACACCGATTTCATCCTCAAATCTTTTGCAGGAGTCATTATAGATTTCGTCCAGCCGCCGCATCGAAAAGCCATCAGCTGTTATTCCATACTCCATGAGAAAGCTCCACCTCACTTTCCACCTCTCCCTCCGTCGTTTTTGCGGTAAACTTCGCAGAGAGAGTTCGTTTTTTCTTGTCCATTGCAAGATTTATCGAACCAACGCTTGTAACACCAGACACGCTTAAAATCTGGTCACGCAGCGTTTTTTCGATAAGTGCTTGGTTTGGCGTCTTGACTAAAATCGACTCAAAATAAGGCACACCCATTTCAGGATTAAAGACCCACTCGCCTTTAATCCACCTCAGCTTGATTTGAATGCCCTGCCGAACCGAGTCGATGATTGTAAAATCTCCGCTCTCGTTTATCAGCAGGTCTCCGCTTTTGGAAAGCGCAAGGTCTTTCAAAGCCATTACACAGGTCCTCCAGTCGGTCCATGCACACCGACGTGCGTGTGCGTATTCATCACAATTCCGCCGAGCGTTAATGTACCGGAAATCGTCACGTTTCCCGTCACCGAGATATTGCCATTCACCTTGGTATTCCCCTTGATGTTCAAATTCGGAGACGTCACATCAACACTCGAAGATGATGCCGTAACAGTCGTGCTGCCTTTTTCCATTTTTATGGAATCAGATGTCACCGTAATTTTGGTATCATCCTTTTTGATTTCGATTTTGTCTTTCGTGACCGTGATAGTGGAGCTGGGTGCAAACATTATGGCCGCTTCTTCGCTCCCGGCCTTTTTCACCTGCTCACCCGGCGACTGGTAAAGGCCCGGAAGCAAAGCCGCATTCGAGAGATCCCATTTGAGGTCTGTTCCTGAGCCGCCCTCGTTGAAGAGAGCAAGGCACCCGTCATCCGACTTCACTGGAAAGGCAAAGCCGACCGTTCCACCTGCTCCACAGGGCATCAGAATGATGGCGCCTGATATTTCCGGGTAAGGAACTTCTCGGCCATCATCCGTTGTCACCTTGAGGTTAGGGGTGAGCTTCGCAGTATGGTTATTCTCTACCTTTCCAACCTTGGAGGGTGCAGAGGTATGAATCGAATCTTCCATCAGCCGCCCAACAAGGGAAGATACTGCATCAAGAAAATCCTGTTTCACGTCACTTCACCTCCACAAACAGCGCTACACATTTCCAGTCGTCGCCCTCTGTGTCGCCAGTAAATTTGATTTTGGACGCCCGATAATTGCCCTTGTACGGCTTCGAGTCAACTTTCACATAATCGTCCACTTGGATATGACCATTAAGTGCATAGGTGACTTCGATGCCCTTTTTCGCCTTACGCTTGGAAGCATTACTGCTCTTTTTATCGCTCGTCGATGCAGACTCAAAGACGGGTTTCGGAGAGCCAATGAGGCCCGTGCTTGCGGACAGCACATAAGCGGCCATCGTTATCGGCTCGTCCAATGCGCAGATTTGGACAATTCCGTTTTGCAAGCTCCAGCGCATTTTGCTGCGGTTGCAAACCCTTTCAATCAAGGTCTTTCCTGCCCCTACAAACGCAAAATTCGTGAAGTCTATCAACTTAGCGGACTTTGAGAATTTAACCTCACAGCCCATAATCTGCGCCGCGTCACGCACGATTTTATCTCCCGAAACCGTACCGGAATAGCTGAGGCTTACCGTGTTGTCTCGGCACGATGTAAAGCTGTCCACAAACTCTATTGTGGTTTGCTGATCGGCGCCGCTCTGCTCAGTTTCAAAGTACGTCAGCGTTCCGCCCATTATCGTGGGCAGGTCGTCCTTGTACCCTGCACTCAGCTCAATCAAGCAGTCCTCTTGTTCCAGTAGGCGCAGGGTCTCATCTGCCAAATTCCACAGCGTAATTTTTCCGGTGTTGGAGCTTGAGCTGTCACCAACTTCGCAGGAGAATTGACACCGAAGCGCCCTGCCTGTTGACTCATTCGGCTTGCCGAGTTCTCGGCCCATGGAATTGTTCTTTCCGATTCGCACTCTGTACTGACGGTCAAAGTTTTCCATCACTGCACCCCCATCTGTTCAGCCGGCAGATAGTATAGGTGAGCCACCGCATCAACAAAATCCTGCCTCCCGATGCGTTCCTTGTCCGTTTGAACGCCAAGGATTCCCGGCGGGCCGTTCGAGTTGAGATAGTAGAAGTTCCAGATCGTCCCCGGCACGAGCTTTGCCATTCCGATTTTCATCTGCATATCTGCATCGTAGGTACTCAGCATCCAAAACTCTCCGTAAGCATTCCATGTAACCCGGAGGTAGTAGTATGTGCCGTCAAGGTTTACGCGCATTACCGAATCATTGCGGTCTGGAACAGAAATCTCGTAGTATTCCATTTGCACACCTCACTTGAAAAGGCCAATGGCTTTTGCACCAGAACACAAAATGCTAGATTTTGTGGCTTTTTCGTCTTTCTGTGTACCAGATGTAGACGATGAGCTTTTCTGTCCAGCGCCCGTGTTTTTCTTAGATGTTCCTCCGCGAATGTACTTCACGCTGATATTTGCCATATCGGTGGAGTTGATAGACGCTTGCTTCAGCTTGATGGTCAACCGGGTACTACTGCCGTCCTCAACCGTTCGAGGGGCCGTAATACTCGTGATGCACATATTCTCGTAGCTGTCGCCAGCCGCGGTAAACTGCACCGGAGTCTTTTTCAGCCACAGCTGACGAAGCTCTTCAATCATCGTCTCAACACGGCTTGACGATGCCGCGTGTTGCTCAGCCCATGTGACAGGGCTGTTGGTAATGATGGCTTCGATTTCCAGCTCACGGGGTTTTAGGCAGATGTTGTCCGTGATGGAGTATCCTTCCTCTGTTGCATACTCCGGCACATCACTGGTCATCGTTTCCGACCTCTTGATGATTGCATCGAACTCAAATCCGCCGAGGGACGCAGGTTGCTTTGCCAGCACAGCGCATCACCTCCCGTAATTTAACGCTCTTGCCAATTCATCCGTGGACTGTGTTTCCTGCGAACGCACCGTAGTGCTCAGACGGTCAGCAGCAGCTCTTTCCGTGACTTGAAATGTGTACTGCTGCTTATTTTCCTGCTTCACGTTGATTGACTTATTGTTGGTGATCTGGGATATAGGCTTCTGCGCCGCCGTTCTGGTAGACACTGGACGGCCCCCAGAAATAAAGGCATTCGTGGCTTTCCGATTCGCTTCCGTGCTCGTGCTTTTGGCAGAAGAACTTGTCGCGCGGCTCTTCCCGGCCGAATTCTCTCCCATAGAGGATTTTTCTACGTTGTTGGAGACTCCGCCATCGGCGGCTTTTCTTCCCGCTCCACCACTGGTTGTCCCACCAGAGCCTTTCGGCTTTTCAGATTGATTGTCGTCCACTTCATCATCAGAATCGGCACCGTTAAAGAATTCTTTAACGCCGTTCCAGAGATTTCTCGCCCACTGAATTTTGTCTCCAAACCAGCTAAAGAATCCTTTCAGCAGATTCCATGCACTGTTCATGGAATCCACCAACGGATCCCACAGCTCACCAAAAACCGCTCGTCCAATGCCGTTCAAAACATCGAGAAAATCTTGCCACAGCTCTTTGCAACCTTGAAGAAACTGTGTCCAATCTCCTGTCTGAAATCCAGTGATAAGCCCGCCCAGAAGGTCGAACAAGTGGCCGCCCAAAGTAGCAATGTCCGCTGTCAGGTCAACGCATCCCTGCCACAGCCATTGCAGAACTGCAAGCACGCTATCGCCATGCTCACTCCAGAATTGCTTCAGGTCGTCAAGGACATTTTTGCCGAATTGTTTTGCATCCGAGAAAAAATCTCGGATTTTTTCTCGGAGTGCATCGACATCCACGCCAGCATCGCTTAAGAGCCGCCCAAAGACGCTATCTCCGCCCTGCAAGAACGTGAACACATCTTCAAGCACCAAGAACAGCAGAAGCCATTTTGCGGCCGCAAGCGCCGTTTGGATATTGAATCCTTTCAGCAGCTTTACGGCCCCGCTAAGAAACGACAGTATCTTGCTCCCGTTTGTTGCGAGGAAGAGTGCCGTCGCCGCCAGCGCAATTAGTTTCAGTAGTTGCTCCACGCCGCCCAACTTGTCCGCAACGCTCTTGAGCCACGATGTAAATTTCTGCGCTTTCCCTATCAGAAAATCGCTTCCATCTCGAATCGCTTTTCCAATGCGAGTGGCAATGCCGAACGTATCGTCCAAATTCGCAATCAGCAGACCCCACTCATTCCGAACATACTTGAGCGCATCCGTAATGTCAAAGCCCAGTTCATCAAAATTCTTCTGAATCTCACTTTCAGATGCGAAGAAAGCATCTTTCAGCTGCTTGGCCGAAAGTTTTCCGCTTTCCGCCAGCTTTTGAAGCTGGGCCTCCGATACTCCCACTGCGGAAGAGATGGCTTTGACGACCTCCGGGGCCTTTGACTTCAAATTCGCAAAGCCAGTTGTGTCCAGCTTTCCAGAGGACATGGCTTTGGTCAAGACGTCCATAGTGCTGTCTATGTTCGCTTCCCGGCCAGCCCCCTTTTCGAGCTTTTCAACCAGCGAGACAAATTTCACAGCATCGTCCACAGGGAAAAGTTTGCCGTTCTGCTGGATTAACTTTGTAACGCTTCCAGCCATTGCGCCGTACTCTTCCCGGCAATCTTGTGCACCTTTCAGGATTTTCTGCTGAATTTCCGACTGGTCACCCAACTCGCGGGTTGCGCCGCGAATTGCATCGTTGATGCCGCCAAATTCTTCTGCTAAGCTGCTCAGCTGAGTAAAAGAGAAGCCAATACCGATGACGCCCAGAGCTTTAGTTGCAAAGCTCTTCACTTCACTAATGGCGCTTTTGGCTTCGTTGATGGAGCTTTTATCAACTTTGAATAGAATCTGGTTTACAAACTTTCCGATGACCGTCTCTCTTGCCGCTGGCACTTACGAATCACCCCCTCTCTCTTTTTGGCTCCTACTGTACTCAATGTCGCGCTGCATCATAATCAGGTCATACAGCTTCAGCATCTCGTCCAGATTGTAAACATAGGTCAGCTCATACATGGACGCAACCCGTTCACGAATTAGGGTATACATTACCCATTCGAGGTCTGTAACTCGTTCGTTGTCGAATTCTCCGTATTCTTCGAGCGATCCCCCCGGCGCACTTTGATAAGGCCTCCAAAGAGGGTGCTCGCATCTTTGAAAAAACCGCTGAAATTCAGTTTGATAATCTCAGCACAAAGCGAGAACATTCCCGCGAGATACTGGCAGAAAATCTCATCGAACTCATCCTCAGTGACAGGCTGATAAGACCCTCTGTCCGGGTCTCGATAGCTCACATTGCTGTGCTCCAGGATAAGCTCAGAAACCAGTTTAGAAAGAGCTTTTCCGTTGATGCGGCCCAGCGCTTTCGTCAAAGATTCCGTGTCCAAATCCACGCCGTCGAACATTTCCATTTCAACGGCATCTTTATCATCGCTTGCCACGGCCACAGAGCCGAGGATGGGCAGGAGGATGGATGCCACATCACCAAAAATGTAAAGGGCATCTTTAGCTCCAAACGGGCGAATTTTGAACTGATATTCGCCAATGGAGACATCTCGCATCTCCATCCGTTTCATTTTCATGTTACATCATCCTTTCCTTATTCCGGGGCAAACTCGCCAACGCACCGGATGGTCCACTCCTGATCGCCGCCCTTTGCGCCGTACACGATGGGCGCGGGCTTGGACACCCATGCCTTAGATGCCGTAAACTGGGGGTTATCTCCCAAATCACGAATCATCAGCGGGAAGAAATAGCCGCCGGTGGACTGCTTTTGCAGGTTGTAGTACTTGCGTAGCACTGCGTTTGTCTTGGAGCCGTATTTGAAGTTCATCTTAACTTCATAACGGGGGTCGTCGGAGTTGGAGACTACAACCTCACCGTCGGCACCCGCCTCATCGGTGATGCCGTCGCCCTGCTCCGTGATGGTGATGCAGTTATCAGCCGCAAAGCCGCTCGGCATATGGGAGCCGATTGCGCAGATGACATTCTTAAAAGAATAAACGTGAACACTGCCACGAGCCATTTAGCACATCTCCTTTCGCTTAATAATTCAGCGTACCGCCGATTTCCACTGCAATCAGCGCACCCGCCAGTTGTGCTGTCCATTTTACTTTCGGCAGCACACGAGTCTTGCGTGTCGCCGCATCCAGCTCTGCAGCCTTCGGCACGGTAATGGTATAGGACGGGGTGACCGTTCCGGTTGTTTCGTCGCTGGAGGGCCGTGCAATGCCGCCAGCTTCCACGCCCGCATCCAGCGCCGCAGTCACGGCATTCTGAACCAGACCGATGCCGGGATCCGTGTAAGGAACCTTGGACAGAGACAGCAGCAGGTTGATAACATTCTGCTGAATCCGAGTCTTGAGCCAGTCGCGGAAGCGAATCGTATCAATCCACTCGCCTGCAGATACCTTGCCGCCCTGCACCATTGCCTGACTGCCGATAGTGGTGTAGTACGAGACGTTGCGGCTTTCCAAGCTGGAAATGTCCGTGGTGGACAGACTCTGCGCCTCGACCGTGCTGAGGGACTTATATGCCCACAGTTCGCTACCCGGCTCATACGACAAGAACTTGGCCGCATATGCCGCATTCACGCAGTCGTTTTCCTTCGTTGCATGAATAACGGCCGTTCGGAACATCGCATCGGAAACGGGCGATGCAGAAATGCCCGTAGTCTCGCAGACGCAGAGCTTCTCGTTGGATTCTGTCCAGTCCGCAATGCTCTGGTAAAAGTCCTCCTTGATGCCCGCCGGGCAGATGCAGTACCACCCCGGCACCGCCTTTGCGCGGTCAAGGGTGACGTCCACCTTTTCCGTCGAACCAGAGGTGGTTTTCTGAACGGCCACCATCACCATGCTGGGCTTGGGCGACTGCGAAAAGACCTTAGAGGCGGAGATATAAACCGGGTCGTCCGTCGAGAAGCCGGCACTCTTCAGATCCTGCGTACCGGTATAACCAGCAACATCGGGAGTCATATGACCGCCGGGAGTTTTCGGCAGGGGGCCGATGATAAGGATGGTGTCATAGCCGCCGTCGATTGCCATTGCTTCCGAAATGGCAATATCGACCTTGATGATTTGGTCAATGGTCATGCTCTCACTCCTTTATTCCTTGATTTGTGGTTCAATTTCAACTTCTGTGAAATATCCAGCCTGCATATCTGCAAGCTTTTTCGATGCCGCACTATCGTGGTCGGTGATGTACTCACCGTCCTGCGGATGCAGTGCTGCATACTCCTTCGTGCTCTGGATGAAATCCACAGAAAAAGAACAGCGCGCCCGTTCCACACCGGACACGCTGTTATAGATTTGCTCTGGGTTTCCTGTGGCCGTTACCGAAATGTTCAGCAGGCGCATTTTGTCCTCTGCGTAGGGGCTTTGAAAAAAGCGGATGCTCTGGGCAAGGTCGTCAACAACTGTTGACGGCAGAGCCTTTTTTACTCCGCCGCCATGAACCACCTTGCTCTGCGCAACCAGCTCCGCAGAAAACGGCATGGTCATGTACCACGTCTGCTGCAAAATCCCATCATCAACGTACTCGTCAATTTGAGAGCTGTCGGCAGCATTAAAGTCAAGCACAACGTAGGGCGCAGGCGGGCGGGCCGCATTGCCGGGGTAGGAGTAAATGACCGTACAGGCAGGGTAAAGCTCCATGAAAAAATTACGAATCTCGGCCCTGCACTCAGCTTCCGTCATCGTCCCTCTTCCCCCTTTCATTCTCGCCATCGACCGCCTCAAACTCCGAAATCCAGTGCGACAGAATAGTGTTCCCCCAGTAAATCGACGACTTGCAGACGTACCACTTGCCCATGTAGAACAAGCGGTCACCGTCCGTCTGATCGTCAGACTCCGCCGGGTGAAGCTCCATGTCGCTGTACACCGTCAGCGTTCCCGCGGTCGTCCGGCCCGCCGGGTCATCTTGGTTCCGTCTCGTCTTGGCTTGAACATCCAGCATAAGCTGCATATCCTCATACCCGGCGGACGCCACACCATCTTCCCAGCTGGTTCTTCCGTACCGCCGCACTTTGTAAGACCGTTTGAAGATGTTCATTTTTCCCCTTTCACGAGGCGAAATCCGCACTGCTGTCTCATGGTTCCAGTGTCAATCAAAGGCTTTGTAGAGCCTTTTCCGTCAATATGGACTGGGACAGGGCCATTCTTGCCGTACTCGTTTACCATCCATCCACCCTCAACCGTAATCGGCGCATTAGGCGTCCAATCTTCGTCTCTGATAGCGTCCTGAATCATAGAACTAGCTTGAGCGCCGATTGCACTCGCTACAGTTTCGGCGGTATTGAGGTTCGACGCCGCTTGCTGTGAGAACTCCGCCAATTCATCGGGGTGCTTTTGAAGTGCATCCATGAATGGACGTGCCGGGATCATCACGGAGCCATCCTTATGCAAAGTCCCATAGTGATTCCAATAGGCAATCTCTGCCAGCGAGGTCTCACCGTCAATCGCCATTTGATCGGCTTGGTATCCGACCTCAACAACGATGTCCTCCAGTTCATCCAGCATTGACAGTGCCGCTCTTCCCTCCGGGGTCAGGTCGAGCCCAAATTCTCCGGCAATAGCCATACATTCACCCTCTTACCGAATCATAATGGGAACGATATGCCTGTTCCGAATCTCGATGAACTGCAACCCATACGATGTGAGCTGATAGGCTGCGTCCCCCGCTGTTCCCGCAGTAGACGTCGCAAAGGAAATGCTTACGCCACCTTCGGATACGCTGGCAAGGCGTCCAGTGTTGGCGATGGTTCCCAGCGAGTTGTCGCCGCTGCCGGCCATCTTCATGGCGTGGCACGTTAAAAGAGCCAGCGCCAAATTATAATCAGCGCCAAACTTCTTTCGGGAAATAACAGGGGCTTGAAGCTCAATCCAGAACTTGATGTCCTCATCGGACGCCCCTTTGAACTCAGCTCCCACCATCTTCACGATTTTGGTGATTGCCTCTACATCGGCGGCATCCATCAGGACTCATCCTCTGCGGTGTCCTCTGCAATGGCGTCAGGCTCCGCATCGGGATTTTTTGCCTTGCCACGGGTCTTCTTCTCCGCAACTTCCTGCACATAGCCCATGCTGATGTAGAACGCCACTGCATCAGCATAGACAGCCTCGACCTGTGCGGTCTCGCCGGGGAGCAGGGAGACATCGCCAATGCGAATCGGCTTCACGCTGATATTCTTGATTTTCATAAGCAGGCTCCTTTCTTACAGACCGTAGACGAGGCAGGCGGACAGCGGATAAGGAATGACCATTCCGGCGTCGCGGCCCTCACAGTTGATGACGATTTCGAGGTTGCGGTCCTGCGGCGCATGCTGGAGGAATGCCATAGGCACATCATGGTACATCTTATCGGCGTCCTTGGTGTACAGCAGGCCGATGTTCTTTCCAGTGGTGTTGTAGTCCTTGTTGCTCTTGGACAGCTCACCAGCGGTCTCCCAGTTCTTGATCTGGGGGGTGTGTTCCTTGATGTAAGACAGCACAGACTCACCAGTACCGTCAATGCGGCGCAGGTTCAGAGCAGTGTACAGGTCATTCGGCATAACCCAGCTATCCGGGTGCTCAACGCTCTGGGTCAGAGTGTCGATATAGTTCAGGATGCCGGCAATGTCGGCGGCGATCTCATCGGCAGTCTTGCTTGCCCAGTCAGCCTTGCCACCAGCGCCGTTCTGCAGTGTGTAGACGGGGATATTGTTATCCGAAGAAAGGATACCGACGATTTTTGCCTTCTCGTCGCCGTTCCAGATCAGGTGGTTCACCTTGACATCATAGACCCGGCGGGCGGCTTCGGCGCGGACAGCATCCAGAGACTTCATAATGCCCAGAACGGCGTTCCGGCGGCATGCGCGCAGCTCCTGCACGTTGTAACCGTAGCTATCACCGATGTTGACGATTTCGGCACGATGGGGAGTGCCTTTCACATCAACACGGGGCAGGTCCGAAGCGTAGTTCGCGATGATGGCAGCGAAGCCGACAGGCTCATAGGAGTAGTACTCGATGTAGCTTGCACCCTCATCCGTATCGCTTGTCTGGGGGAACAGCTTCAGGCCGGACAGCTCCGGGAACTCCTTGTCGTATGCCTTGGTCTTGATGTGCGCCAGCTGCTTGGCAAAGAAGATGCCCGCATTGTCCGCACCATCGTGACGAAGCGAAGCGCCAGGGAACGGGTTCCGATAGGCGCGGTTAATCAGCGAGGCGCACTTCGTCTCCAGAGCGACGCGGTCCTCCTCGCTGTAACCGTTTGCGGGGTCGAAAGGATTGAATTTAGACATAGGTTCCTACCTCCTTAAAGCTGAGTCACGAACTGGGCAGGGGCGATGCCGTTCACGGCCGCGCCGATGAAGCGCGCCTTCACTGCCAGATTGGTTCCCTTGGCCGGGGTAAACTTGCCGGCGTCTGCACCAGTGGTCACGAGGTACACAGGCTGGCCATAAGCAGGCTCCACCGAATCGACCAGCTGCACCCACAGCTTGCCGGACTGGCAGACATCGACGATCTGGTTCTTCCGCAGGACCACGGCACCATCATCGTCCATCTCGACATTGGCGCTGTACATCACAACGCCCTCGAACTTGTCAGCAGTTGCGCCCGTTGCAGGAAGCGCAATGTCCTTTCCCGGCTCTGCGCCCTGCACGACACCGTATCCGAAGCACAGCGCCTTATCCTCTGCGCTGTTGCGGCGGGTCACGGCTTCATACTCGGCCCGGTCATAGAGGCCACCGGGCATGCCGCGGCTCGGCTCACCGTAATTCATCTGTACAGCCATATTGCTCATAGCTTAGTCCTCCTTTTCGCCAGCGTGACGCTGGATCATGCGGGTACGAGCGGCGTCGGGGTCATTTTTGGCGTTCGTATTGCGGGTCGCCGCATTTGCGGAATCCGCATTGAACACCTGCCGACGCTGATCGTTCACGGTCTTGCGGCCATTGACCTTGCCCTTGGCAATGTCAAAAGCCGCGTTGATGTATGCGTTGCCTCTCCCGTCCAGACGCATACCGGGAAGAACAGTTCTGATGACCTTTTTCTTTGCCTGCATCACAGGCAGGGTGTCCATGCCATCCAGATGCAGTTTGTCGCCCAGACGGCACAGCTCCATGCGCTGTCCGACCTTCTTCTTGACGATGGCGTCGAGACTGTCATGGTTCAGCTGGCCGCTGTCATTGTCAGAGGCGTCGTCCTCATCTTCTGTGGGCGGCTGTTTGACATCGTCTTCAGCGGCATCCGCACGGGCTTTTTCGGCCTCCAGCATAGACAGCAGGGTGTTGATGTCGGACTTTGCGGGGCCATCCTCCATTGCATCCCGGCGGGCCGTAATGTCCGCCAGAACGTCGGGTGTGGTGGCATCGTCTTCACCATCGTCCTCAGTCGGCTTGGTGGGGTCACCACCCGCCGCCGGGTCGTTCCCATCGTCAGCAGTTGCACCGCCAGTAGCGGCCAGATATGCTTTGATAGCCGCCTCGATGCCGGCAGGGTCAAGGGGCGAAGCCGCAGGGGAAGCACCCTCGCCATCATCCGCAGTCTGCTTATCGGGTTCCACGGTAGCATCGTCGTCCATGGTGGTGCAGGTCTTCTTGTTCTCTTCATCCATAGGGTCAGTACCTCCATTGTCTTGGCCGTCCATGTTCAGTCTTGCATCATCTCCGGCGCGGGCGACGGCAACCAGCGCAAGATGATTCACGCGGATGTGGGTCTGGATTGCATCGTAAGGCTCCCCCTCCCACTCTCCGGGTTCCATAATAAGATCCTGATAATATCCAACGGACAGCTCGCGCAGGCCCGACGCCTTTACAGCATCGGGGTCGTCAATGACGATTTTGGCACGGACGGTCTCGCCGTCCTGCTGTCCGGGAGTCAGGATTGTTCCCACTCTCTCCCGGCGGGCATTGTCCTTGTCTATCACCTGCGCATCGTGGGTAATGATGATAGGCTTTCCCTCATAGCTTGCAAGGCTCACCGGGTCAAACACATCTTCAGGCCTGCGCAGCTCTCGACGTTCCGAACCATCTTCCAGCTTGTACTTGAAGATGCCCGTGCGGGTCAGGATGGGGTTATCATAAAAATATCCCTCGGTGCTGTAATGCTCATCGACAGGCACGCTGTCAGCGCGCATTTCGCTCCGAAGGACTTGCGGCGGATTTTTCTGATTCATTGTTTCTTCTCCTTAAAGGCTTGAGAATTGAGCCTATTAAAGTCAAAAACGGGTTTTGCAACACAGCGGCACTGGTAATCCTCGCCGGGGTTGCAGTGTCTCCCGGTGTAGATTTTCCCTCGCTTCGTCATGTACCACATTGCTGGCGGGTCATCATAACGAAACGTCTTACCGTCAAGTTCACGATGGCACGCGCGCACACGTTCGTCGCCGGACGAACGCCAGATGTACTCCTTTACCCCAGCGGACTCCTGCCGAGTCCGAGTCAGATCTGCGCTCAATGTACCAATCTGGTCGCGGGCCAAAAGGTTCGCTTTTGATTTGGTCACATCGAAGCGCCGCTGTATCTCATTTGAAATTGCGGCGGGTGTTCGGCCCTTTGTAAAGCCGTCAATAATGATTTTCTCCATATCATCAAAGCAATCGCTCTCGATGCTGGTTATGAAAGAAACATTTTGCTCCGCCCACCTTGAAAGCATCTGCTCATACCGCTCACCAATGAAGAAGTCCTTGCTGATGTCGATGCCGAGTGTGGCCCGGACACTGCGTTGCCATTCTTGGAGCTGGCGGCGGTCTGTATAATCCGCACAGCGGCGGACATCACGTTCCAACGGGTCGGTTTTCAGCCGCCGACTGAGCCGATCACGCATAATGCGGAACCTGTTCTGGATGCGGCGCACCATGTCGCTGTATCCATCTTTTCTGATGCTTTCAGAAGCCGTATCCATTTCATCCGCAGCAATGGCCAGTATCTCAGGCATTGAATCGCGCACCACAGCTTGAAGCTCTTTTAAGCGCCTGTTCTCAATGGCCCGCATTTTACTTTCTGCCCATTGCGGGTATTCCGGCTCGATCTTTGATTTTCTTGTCGTAGAAGCCCGACTGTATCCGCCGGGGCCGTTGTTTCTCACTGGCATAAACACCTCTTTATCTTTCCGGGAATCTTCCCTCTGCCGGCATCAAAAAGGCCCTGCATCATTGAAGATACAGGGCCTTTACGTTCATGGCATGCAGCACTTGAATTGGTTTGACCTTTTTGCTTACAGCGCGCATCCGTCCAAGGCGAAGCGGAAGGAACGCGGCATATGGCTCCGCGCTGGCTCAGTCATGGAACAGGCCAGAACACTTCGCAGCAGTCTGTTGGGAGCGGGGTCGGCGCTTCCTCATGCCATCGAGGTGCCGATTACGGTGTACGGCGGGTGGAGCTGGGGATGGGATTTGAACCCACGACCTGAAGATTACAAATCAACTGCTCTGTCCAACTGAGCTACACCAGCATAAGTCGAGGGTACCGGACTCGAACCGGCGGTCTGGGAGTCAAAGGCCCATGCCTTATCCAACTTGGCCAACCCTCGATATGGAGCAGTCAACGGGGCTCGAACCCGCGGCATCCTGCTTGGAGGGCAGGCGCTCTACCAACTGAGCTATGACTGCAAACAAAAAGAGCCTTTGCAAAGGACGCTCTCACGTCACCTGCAAAGGCTCTCAACGCCGTTATTGTTAATCAAACACCTTTTTGCCTGCGGCAAATTTCTTTTTTGCTTCGTTCAGGCTGATGCGGTTATACCCGCCGTGATAATCGGGATCTGCGCGCTGTACGCCGTCATTTACCCAACCGCACACAGGGCATTCCTCAAAATCGTCGTTCTCTTCAAAGTGATGCTGCCCACACAGCGGGCAAATGGTTTCGTCATTCATCGTTCTCTATCCCCTCAGCCTCAAGTCGGCGTCTATAATACTCTTCCCCATCATCGGGCTTGAACATCGTTCTTACGCCTTTCTCCGGGGAGCCTTTCGCAAAGTCATTTTTCTTTGAATCGTATCGGCATATAAGGCCATCTTTTGTCTTATAGCCCTTGATGCCGTTCCCACAGGGGCTTTCCAGAAGTTGAACCGCCCGCTTTTCGTATTGCTCCTTTGTCGTAATGCCATCGGGAGCGTACTCGGCGGCGTGGGTTCTTCCGTTTTGCCAGTGGTTATTCAGCTTCTGCTTGTTTGGAAACCCTTTCACTTTGAAAGCGTTTGCGCCTTTTGCCGAAACTGCGTTAGAATTTATTTTAGCATGACTTTGGGAATCATTCAAGTCTTTTGACGAATTTTCCTTGCCCGATTCATCTTTTGACGTTGTGTTCCCCATGCTGGAGAACTTTCCGTCCTCATCGCGCTTGTGCTTGCTTGGGTCGAAGTCATCCAGCGTCAGGCCCAGTTGTTCAAGATATTCTTCCACACTCCTGCGGAATGGGTCGAACACCAGCCCGCCGGGGACCTCTTGGGCAAGAATCTGTTCTGGGGTGAACCATGTGGCGGTGAACATCTCTTCCTGATCGCACACCGGGATTCCCGCATAGTCGTTGACGCGGTATATCTGCACAGGGAGGATTTCTTCTGGTTTTCCTTTACAGTTACCAAGATAGGTAATATTTCCAACGTCAATTCCAAACTCTTCTTTGGCTTCCCGGCGGAAGGCCACCCCCGGCGTTTCTTTCGGCTCGATATGCCCGCCGGGGCCACACCAGCCTTGGCCATCAGAGCGGCGCCCGCAGAGGATCTTGCCGTCCTGCACGACAAAGCCCGCCACATAGCCGCAGTCTCCTTCATCGGTAACAAGACCGCTGGCATCCGCGGCATTCTGTTGCTGGCTATCAGCGGCTTCCTGCTGGGTATCGGCTCCGCCAAGTCCCCAGTCTTGGTGAATGTCCGCTTCCGTGAGAATGTTCTCTGGGTCAAACTGTTCGTCACGAACCATCGCGCGGCGAACTTCTTCAGCTTCGACAATTCCATTTGTGACGTATGTGCCAGCGGTCTGTGCTCTGGTGAGCTGTGCCGCAGCAGCAGCTTGGTCTTGTGCTGCCTTTTCATCGTCAGACGGGCTCCACGCGCTCTTGTAGGTCACGGTGTACTCAGGTATCTCCTTGACTTCCCTGTTCCAAACCATGCCGCGAAGAATCAGCTCAACGAGGGTACGGGTGTTATCGCGGAGGTCACCGTTTTGGAGACCCCCGACGAATTCCTTGTAATTCTCAAGGTCACTCTCTCCAGTGGCATTCTCGCCCGCCGGGGAACGCCCAAAAAGCCGCGTCTGTGGGATATGAGATACAGCAGACAACATCGCACAGGCATTGTCCAGAATGTCCTTAACGCCAGCAACAGACAGAGATTGAACGCCCACATCCTCGCCGTCGGCATCAATAATGACCATGTTCAGCAGATTACGGGCAAGGTCAAGCATTTCCATACGCTGAAGAACCGTATCCTCGCCGTCTGCCGTGGAAAGCACACCAGCAAGATTCTTCATCTTGTAGGTCACCATCGACAGCCGTTCCAGCAGGCGGATAGAATAGCCGGGGCCTATGCTGGCATTTCTCAGCTCTTCACGAATGCGCAGATACTCCGGGATGCCCCATGTGCGGTAGAGATTAGCCATAGTGGAGCTTTCCGGGATGTCCGAGTTATGGAAAACAAGGCATCTGGACGAATGCACAACATAGTTGCCGTACACGCTGTTGACTTGGTAGTACTCCGGGATGCCAGTGCCGCCCCGGCGGTAATCCTCATCGTCCGGGTTGTTCTCATATCCATTGACCCAAAGAGGATACATTTCGTTGCGGCCATATACCAACAGCTCTTCGACGCCGTGCACGTCACGCCAGTTCAAAGGATCCTGCAGGAGCCGCCCGTCGTCAACCAGCATCACCACAGCAGCGCCGCCAAAGAGCCGCGCCCAGCGCAAAGCCTTGGCAAATTTGCTCTGGTATCGGATGGTCTGCAAGTGGTTGTCGATCTGCTTCTGCAAGTCTTTGTCCTTGATGCCGAGGTCGATGCCGTTCTTGGTTGCGTCGTCCGCCGGGGCATCAATAACGGTTGAAAACAACCCGTTTCCTGCGTAGAGATCGGCCAGCTCCGTATCGCTTACCGCAGAGCCAGACGCCCACTGGTAGTACTCCGTGCTGTCGTGCTGGGTGCCGTACTTGTTCAGCACATTGTAGTAACCGTCAAGGCGCAGCTGTGTTTTAATTTTTCCGGGAATAACTTTTTTCACGCTTTCTCCTTTCCGATTACGTTAAATCAGGCTGCTGACATCAAAAATTCCGCCCTCGTATAATGCCAGCGCAACTGCATCAGCCCGGTCCGGGCTGGTCAGGCCGCGTTTCTTTAGCGCCTCCTTGCTTTCAAGTTTCAGCTTGGAGGGCGCGCCGCTGAAGATGTACTTGCGGGTCGTGAGCTGACCTATCAAGGTCGCGTCGTCCGGCAAATGCAGGAGACCAGACGCCGCCATGTCGCGCAGGACAGCCCACATCCATGTTGAAATATCGGCATATCTCCCGGCGGCTTCCTTGTCAGGAACAGCAGACGAGAAATTGACAGGAACAACCATGAGTTTGTTCAGCTTCTGCCGAATCTTCTCCCTGTTGAGAATATCCGTCACTCCGCCGCCCACACCCGTATCGTCAATAATCGCATAGATCAGACCGCGATACTGCGGATACGCTGTGCGCAGGGCCTTGTACATTTCGATAATGTCATCGGCTGTCGCGTACAGGTCTTGGCCGTGGCGCGTGACCAGCTTTTGAATGTCCCCGTCAATGTTCTTCGCAATGGCGGTGTCGTCGTTGCCAAAGCGGGCCACGTCGCACCCAATGGAGATTCTGGCCGGAATGCTGTGCTCAAGCGGTTCAGTATTGACCGCTTTTGTGGCAAGCGCCATCGGAATAAAGACGTCGTCCTCATTTTCCGGGAACTCGCCATCAACACGGACGCGGACCACATTGCTGTTCTTGCCGAACTTTCGCTCCAAGTCAGCGATATTTTGCTTATTCGTGCGGGGGCTGTCCCTGCTGGACACCTTCATGCAGTAGTAGGACTGGGCATCCACGGTGTGCGAATCGTGGAATGTGCCAGTGTTCTGCGTTGGGTTTCCGCACATCAGTAAGCGGTTGTTGTCTCCGGAAAGCGTACCCTGTATAGCCTCCATGATGGGGTCGGCAACGCCAGATGCCTCGTCCACCACGAAAAGCATATTGTCTTCATGGAAGCCCTGCATATTTTCCGGCTTCGTGGCCGTGCGGGCCACGGCGAACCAGCGCTTCTCGTGCCCCCTCATGTAGACGCGGGTCTTTGTCCATACAAGCATGGCCTGCAAGACAGGACTGCGCTCCTGCCACTTGGCAATCTCAGCCCAGAGCACATCGTTCAACTGCTGGCGGGTCGGTGCCGTGCACACGACGCGAGGATACGGGAAGCAAGCCAAGAACCAGAGCACCAAGTTTGCTTCAAAAGCTGTTTTTCCAACGCCCTGTCCTGAGCGGATGGAAACTTTGCGGTGCTGTGCAATGGCCGTAGCCGCTTCTTTTTGCCATTTATCCGGCTTGAAGCGTGTAACCTCTTTGAAGAACAAGCAGGGGTCTTTGCGGTACAGCGGGAGCCGTTTGGCGAAGACTTCACGTTGTCTCAGCGCCATCGTCCTCACCCTCCACTTCTGCATCCGCCGCCTCGACTGCCGCCACCCAGTCGTCTACCAGCTCATTCTTGCCGCTGTTGCTCAGTCTGCGCAGGTCGGCAAGCTGTTGTATCACCTTCGACTTCTGGCGCTGTACATCGGTCAATAGCCGCTCTAAGCGCTCCACGATAAGGTAGCTCGATTCGGTGGTGGTTGATGTCTCAACGCTGGTGCCAGGGAGACGTTCTTCCTTTTGCACCTTTACATCTATCCGCTCAATGTAAACTTCCTTGTCATGGGCCTCTTTTTCCTTATCCTCATCCAGCCGGGTAAAAGACCTGCTGGATTTTGATGTATGCACCGACTGGATGTGCTGCTTCTTTTCCTGAGCTGCCGTGATGCGCTGGAGCAGGAACGCTTCGCGGGCAGTCAGCAGTTGAAGCTCCTGTATCAACAGATCCTCCGCGTCCACGTCTTTCGTGCAGTCCTGTATAGCTTTCTGGTTTTCTTCGGAAAATGCACCAAACATCACAGCTGACCAGCCGCCATGCTTTAGCGCATTCTGATTTCCCGGCGGTGCCCCGCCATGATTGCCAACAGCGTTGACGTTCCCTTTCGGCGCGCCACCGCGATTCGGCCTCTTCTCAGGCTGAGCCGCCGGGTCTTGCTGGGCGCATTTTGAAGATGCACCCTTTGGGTGCGACGAGGTGCGCTTCTTGGGTGCACCCTTTTGTGCATCCCAATACCGCTTTTTCCAAGACTTGACCGTGTTCAGCGATACACCCAGCTTCTTTGAGATTTCGGTGCATCCCATCCCTTTCTTATAAAGGGTGAACGCCTTATCTCGCGTTTCCATCTACATCGCCACCACTATCCTTCTTCATTTTCTGTCCCGGTGTCGGGCCGGGCCGTTGTGTTGTTCCAAAGAAAAAGCGCCAGCTCTTTGCAGAGCCAGCGCCGCGCCCCCTCTTACACGATTCTTGCAAGAGCGGTTTTAGAAATCATCATGTTGCCGAGTTCCACGGCCAAGAAAGTGCCAACGAACAGCCCTGCGGCCGTCAGCAGGAACGGCGCTCCCACCATTGCGTACAGCTCCACCCCGATGAACAGAGCCACGGACAAAGAGAGGATAACAGCTTTCCACAAAATCCCCAGCTTTTTCCACGGCCCCCAAACAACAAGGAGATACGCCACGCCCTCAGCCATCAGACCAAAGGCCACATCGACAGGCCCAAACGGGCTGGTTGCGTTTGCGATTGCGATTCCCAGCAGAACCGCCGGGGCATATTTCTTGTCCTTGAACGGAAGTGCACAGAGCATATTTGCAACCCGGAATTGGATTGCACCCCACGACAGGGGGTTCAAGGTGGTCAGCGCCACATACAATGCTGCAACAACGGCGGTCTGGCAAAGAGCACGAGTATTTTTCATCTTGCGCCCCTCCCTTATACTGTTACCGTTACATGGCCGTGCACACCGTCGGTCACATCCGACTCGACCTCGACCCAGTAGGGATGAATCTCCCCCGTGAGCCACTGCTTCAGCTTGCAGGCGGCGTCCTCAATGACAAGGCTCTTGCCATCCAGCTGCTCACGAATGAACTTGTCGATTTCGCAGTAGTCCGGGATCCACTTCTTCGGAGTGATAGTCACGGTGAAGTTGTTCGTGTAGTCTGCCTTTCCGATAGGGCAAAAGCATCTGCACTTCTGGGTGTACTTGATTTTCGACACCCCATACTCATTCTTGAACTTAGGCATTTTCCTCTCCTTTCGGCTTCTGGACGATGAACAACAGCTCTTTCGCCTCACGCGGGAATGGGATAGCCATAAACGCTGTGAGGAATGCAGACGGGACATAGGACTTCATGCGTTCATAGAAATCCTTGAGCGCCGGCGGCTGTTTAGAATAAAACTCATCCATTTCGCGGACGCTGGTGACCAGACCGACCTCCTGCACAATGCTGAATCCGATTTCGGCCAGCTTGGCTTTCAGTTCATCGTAGCCCCACTCATAGACATGAGCGCGGTACTGGGTCTGATACCCATTGCCTGGGGTGTTCGGACAGGAGAGGAACATCTTTGCACCCGGCTTCATCACTTTGTAGCATTCTGCAAGGCTTTTTGCGCCGTCCGTAGGGTGCATATGCTCAATGGCAGAGGTGTAAATCACAAAATCGGCAAACCCCGCCGGGATGACTTTCGACATCTCAGCAACGTTGCCCAGCTTCCAACCCACCCGGAACGGGTAGTAGGAGGCCAAATCCTTGGGTTCGAGGTTCTTTGCAGTTGCGCCGCGCATCGCTTCCTTGATGTTTGCTTTGCTGATGTCCACTCCGGTATAGGATGCAATGTCCTTTGCGTAGTAGCGCAGCAGCGGGAGCATCAGAGAGCGCCCACAGCACACATCCAGCACGTTCATCCCCTTTTTCGCCATATGCGCAGCGGCAAGGTGCTGGATATAGTTCATAACGTCCAGATTGGTAAAAAATCCGTCTCTGAACTGCATATAAAAATTCCGCATCTGGTAGGTGGTGCAGAGAATCTTTTCCCTGTCCATGCCATCCTCGACGCGGTAGACGATTTCTTTATCCACGCCATTTTCCTTTCGTATCAAGGTATTTCTGGTACTTTATCCACTCTCTCAACGAGTACTCCCGGCGGCGGCGATAGTCAGCACCGATCATCCCCTTGGGCGGTCTGACCACGACCATCTCCGAACCATTGAAGTACGACAGCCCTCCGAAATTGACCTGCGTAGTCCATGTTGTGCTGTCCACGCTGTAAAAACCGAAGCTCACTGCATCCTTTTTGGTATACCCCAGACCATGCACCCGCACCCCGCAAGAATTTGCATACTGCACCAAGCGACGGACATAGCCGTACTCGCTGGGCTGTATGTGCTTGATTGCGAAGCCGCCGATGCCGATATAGGGATAGTCCCTGCACAGGCGCTTGAACTCGTCCAGACCACGGGAGCGGTGCCAGACCGGAATACTTTGCTTTTCTGTCTCTGCTTCAAGGCGCACTCTCATGCGTTTTACAGCGTCATAACCTACGATGGAATCCACATCCAGCTCGAAGAAATGCTGCACGTTGTTGCGGTTGATAAAGTCGATGTACCGACTCAGGTAGCCATCCCAATCTACTGGCTTTGAAGACGCTTCTATGCCGTGCATAAAAGTAAATGCCCCGCTGTCGAGCAGGAACATTTTCCATTTTGGAATCTCTTCGATTTGCCATGGTCGGATGTAAAAGAAGCTCTCCAGAACGTATTCTGGGCGGTACTCTTTCACAATCTTCTCGGCCGGGAATGTACCTGCCAGACATAGCCTCATGTCTCAAACCATTCTCCGCAATGCGGACATTGAATGAGCTTAGAGCCGCTCTGCTGCGGCACAGCGAGCTGAGAAGATTCCGGTTGGGTAGATTGCTGGGTCTCGGCGCTCTGCTCCGCATCGGCCGCTTTGGGCGGCTGTTGGACAGGCTCCGTAAAGAATTCCTCGAAGTCGGCATCCTCCACTTCCCGAAGAAGCCCATCAAGCTCCACTTCGCTGAAGCCCGTGTCCGTCAAATCGACATCCAGAGCTTTCAGTGCGTCCATTTCGGCGCGGAGAACATCATCATTCCACGAAGAAGCCTCGGCCACCTTGTTGTCTGCAATACGGTATGCGCGGATTTGCTCGTCCGTCAGGTCATCGACCCGAATACACGGCACTTTGTCCATGTCAAGCCGTTTTGCGGCCTCATAGCGGGTGTGTCCTGCGATGATGGTTCCTTTTCCGTCGATGAGGATGGGAACGCGGAAGCCAAACCGCTTGATGCTCTGCGCAACAGGCTCAATGGCCGCTTCGTTGTTCCGGGGATTGTTCTTATAAGGATGGATTTGCGAAATATCCTGATACACTACTTGCTGATTCATTTTTTCTCCCTTCTTTGCTATCCCGCTGGCGTTGCGGGTCAAATTGGGGAGCGGCGGTTTTCTGCCTCCTTTCCGGGCATAAAAATACCCGCTCGGTGGCGAAACCGGGCGGGCAATGCGCTATGATTAGAATTTTACGGTATTATTCTACCACATTTTTCATGCCGTGTAAATGACATGATTTTGACATCGGCCTACTCCATGTCCAAGGCATCAATGCCGAACATGAGCGCCGAGATTTTTTCAACGGCCGCATCGTGGTCTCGGTATGCCTGACGGGTGCTCACGCCCTCCAGCGCCGCAAGCTGCTCAATGGACTTGGCCTCGTCGTCAATGTACATCGCTTTGATGATGCGGTAGCCGCGCTTATGGGCCTCATTCTTGCTCTGTTCGCAGTACGTCTCGTACAGGGCCAGCATCGAATCAATATGACGAACCATGATTTTTGTACGGCGGCAGGAGTTGCGGATCGATTCGACCGTAATCGCGTTATTGCGCTGAAGCATCATATCAAGCAGTTCCAGCGCAGTTTCTTCTTCCTTGCCGTCATGGTCACCCGTTTCGTCCGTATAGACCGCGCCCGTGCAGTGCTTCTTGAACATCCGATAGTTTTTCAGCAACAGCTTCGTGTTCCGAAGTCGGCGGTCACAGCGGCCTGCGGCTTTGCGGGTCTGTTCTGCGATAACTTCCTTGGCGCCCTCACGAGCAGCCTTTCTTGCGGTTTCCTGAATAACGGCCATCATTTCTTCCGGGATAGTCATTTTGCGCACCCTCCTGTTCTATCGTTGCCAAAATACATCAATTTAGGTATAATAGACTTGCTCTATCGGGGGATTGCGCAAGCGGTCCTCTTTTTTATTGCTCAGATAGTTTTCATCCTGCGGGTCACCTCGCTCTGACTCAAAACCGCCAGCGGCACACGTTTAATGCCCCGCTCTGCCGCCATCTTCGCAGACACAGCGCCCGTCACGCGAATCATATCTGCCACGTCAACTCCAGACGAATAGTACTGCTTCGGCGGGCGGCTCCCGCTCTGGATGTCATTCACTTTAAGCTCTTCATGCAAGGCCTGTTCCACACAGCGCTTCAGCCATTCCTTGGCGCAGTCCTCGCCGTCTGTCTTGACCCATCCGATGTACTGTTGATAGTCGTCCATGGCTCCTTTCTTCAGCCGTGCAAGGCGCTCCTTGCCAAAGCCAAACGTCAGATGCGCCGTCGCGGCCATAACCAGCCATGCGATCTCAGCGCCCTCATCCTGCGCCATGCGAAGTTGCTCTTCCCTGTGATTACGCGGAGCTCGATTTTGCGGCAGACGTACCGTGAAATCACAGATTTCCCTTAAATCGTCCCGCATGGCTTCAGTGGCCGTTCTCCGGTTCCCAGAGTCGATTTTACTTTTGTAGCGGGCTTGGAATGCCTGCATCTCATTACAGGCCCGCCGAAGCCGTTCCGCACCAATGCCTTCTTTTTGGTTCATGGCCGTAACGATGCACCAGCAAAACAGCTGCGACGCTTCATCACGGGCATTCATGCGCTGCTGTTTGATTTCCTTGCTCATATTCTCCATCTCCAATCTTTGCATCCGAAAATTTTTGCCAGGATTTTCTTGTGCTTACTGCAATCCCAGTAGTTCTTGCACCACCGACACTGACCATTGCACAGGAACGACAGATGCGCTTTCATGTACCCTCCTTTTTTCTTCCGGCCGATTTTCCGGCCATTTGATTTACGGCCCAAGACCATCCAGCCATAGGCAGCGCGGCCACGATCAGGATGATAGATGCCACCGCCGTCACCGTCTGGTCTGAAAGAACTTCACGAATCAGATTCATTTTTTGCTCCCTTTCCGCACGCCGATTGGAGCACTTTCCTTTCCGTCCGCCGATTGAAGTACTTAACCGGGGAAACTCCGCGTTCATCACAGTCTTTGTTGTTGAAACTGACGATGGCACCGCAAGTTCTCTTATTGGTGCACCGAATACATTTCACGCCCGTACCACTCATAACCTCATAGGTAGATGCGCCGCAGAACGGGCATTCCCTGCTCTTAGGCTCGATGTGTGCTTTCATTTGCTCTTGCCCCCTTACAACACCCCATGTAATAATCCGTAGGCTCCCAGTCAGAAAGAACAATTTCACCAATTTTGTCGCGCCAGCTGTCGCCCTCTCCAATGTACATACAGTTCGGGCAAGTGTCGGGATTGCACCGCTTCTGTGGTTGGCCTTTTCGGTTATAATGATGTCTCTTAGTCATCAGGATCCTCCCCTGCGCACCGGCTTCTTACCATTCCCGGCAAACTTGTCAGGCCGTTCGTCGCTCATTCCGCGGGCCAGCACCAGCGCTCGCTGGTCATTCGGCATCTGGTAGACACAGCCAGTCGAAATGTGCATATACAGGTCATTCAGCACAGCACGGGCAATTTCTGCGGTTTCATACTGTCCCAGCCGATACACCGCACCGCCGCCCGTAGGAACAGCCTTGATTTCGTGCTCAGGACTCACATACACGCTGGTGCACTGGGCAATGTTCGTGATGGAGTCCCATTTTTTGTTCATGACGTACATTCTGCATCCTCCACATAGCACCAGCTTTGGGGTGCCCTCTTGACTTTGAGCGGTTCAAAACAACATCCTGTCTGTAACAGCCGCGTGTATGTTTCCAGCGGTCTCGGCTGGTCATAAATCTTCAATTCTGAAATATGCCACGCCCAGCCTTGACCGTGCAGATATTCCCAAATCTGGTCTCTGTCCATGCACGCCTGCTGCTCAAAATCATCCGGTGTATGATTCAGCGGGGCAACTTCATAGATTTTGTCGCAGACAAATTCGCCAACAACCATCTGCGTTTTTCCGCGAACGCTGTCCGGCAGTAACTTATCGAACTTTACGAATACAGGCTTTCCATGATGGATTTCGCCATCCATCGTTTCTTCCCCGTCTTTGAAAATAGTGATAAGCTGTTGCGGTGCTTTTGTGCAGTAGATGTACACCTTGAACGGTTTTCCTTTTTCATAAAGGTGCTTCGGATAATTTTTCCGAACCTCCATAGTTTTCTTACCTCGCAAGATGAGGTCACACCATTCCGGCCGGATACTCAGCAGAACAGCTTTACCATGGACCATAATAATCAAAACCCCATACATCGTGATAATACTCTGCGCTACGAACTTCTTCGCCGCTACCAATAGAAGGAAGAACCCCCAGCATGGAAAGGTCATTCCAGCGCTGCCTGTATATGCACCTTTGGCACTCCCTATTTAGGGTGATGGGGTGGTTGTGGAACGGGACAAGGTCAGTTTCGCAAACCTCTTCCGTGGTCGCCCCACAATAAGGACATATCCAGATAATTTTTGCCATAGTCGGTCTCACACTTCCCAGTCTTCAGGACAGCCCAAAACGCATTCACCATCCCCGTTATCGCTGGTCGGCCTGTCAAAGCAGCAGCCCTCGCACCCACCTGTGCGTGATTTACAATGGTTCCTTATGGCAATCGCCATATCAACAGGATCCATCAATAAAGCGTTGGGTGCTTTCTCGTCGGTGCCTACCTTGCGCAGAATCTCGCAGGTTTCTTTCATGCCCTGCCGATTTTTGCAATGAATGACCACATCGTAGGTGTCATCGTACAGCTCGAATTCGCCATCATCATTGCGTATAAGTAAGATTTCTTTACTCACTGCGTACCTCCCCGTCGTCTAAACAGCCTTTGAGCTGTTCGAGCTTTTCGAGCACGATCTGCTGTACCTCTTCAGGCTTGCCGACGATCTCAACGAGCTGCGCCAGCATGATGTAAACATCCGCGATTTCTTCCCTGACGCTCTCGTGGGCGACCTTGATCTTCGCACCGTTGCGGTAGTTGAAGGTTACGGCCCGCTGGAGATTGCAGATCGCCTTCGTGAGCTCTGACATTTCCTTGATCGCCATCTGGAGCTGAGGGGCGGTGCCGTACCGATTGATCGCCCGCCGGATGGTACTCAGACCGTAATTAGGAATGACCGGGATTCCTGCATCCTCGTACCATTTGAGCTTTTCCCGCAGGGTCGCGTAGGCCCACAAAATCGTGTAGTGCTCTGCGATCAGTCCGTCAATGCTCTGCTTCGGGTCGTCGAAGAGGTGATCGGTCAGACTTTCGGAGAGCTCCATATCGTTGCAGCCCAGATCGATGCTGCTGCCATGCCCCTTGACGAGCTGCCGCGCATACTCGGTCAGTGCCATTTCAGGTTGCCGCAGCCATACCCAGCCGTCCTCGCTGACGTCAGTAAAGTTGAGGGCAGTCTGAAAATTGTTCACCGGGTTATCGGTCGTCAGCCTCGGAACACTCTTAATCTTTTGCTTATCCATTTGCTCACCCTTCTTTTTGAATCATCGTCATATCGTAGCCGCTCTCCACAAACTTCACGCAAAGGTCGTGATTGATTCCATTTCCGAGATATGTATAGATGTCCGTCATTTCCTCCAACGTAAAATTCGTACCCAGCAGCTTGTTGATGCCCTCAAAGTGGAGTTTTCTTTCCTTGGGCGAGACTGCTTTAATTGCAGTCCGCGTAAGCCACTCCAAAATTTTTGCTTTCAGCTGGGTTTCGTTGGTCACATCTTTCAGGCTGAAGCCGGAATCAGTTCTCAGACTGAAAACAAGTTCGTTTTGCATATTCACGAACGACTGCGGAAACGCCGCCTGAATTTTCCTCGACCACATGGTATCGAAAATGTTGAATTTTTCTACACCGGCTACGGCTTCCGGTTCTTCTTTGGCAAGATAATCAATCGTGTTTTCGACATCTGCCAGCGTGTGAATATGTCCCAGTGAACTTTCCATGCTCAGCACAGCTTTCAGCTGGTCAGCGTTAAGCGTTCTCATTTTTTCACTACCTCCTTCGGCGGCAAAGGCATCCACCCAACCACAGGAGAATCAACACGGTTGTTGTAAACATCCTCCGGGTTGAAATAACGATATTCCCACCAGCCTTTGGGGATGAGATAATCGTCATGCTCTTCATCATAGGTGCCCCACTCGAAAATCTCTTCCCAGTAGAACTTGCTTTTTTCGGACAAAACAGTGCCATCTTCGTAGTGGGCCGTCGTAATCCCATATCCGCCGCAGGCTGTTTCAAACAGAATCAGCACTTCCGTCTCAACTTTCGGAGGATCCTTGTCGGGGTCGCGCCAGAAAGAAAGTAGCGCTCCTTCCTGTGCAACAGGAAGTTTCTCGACCTTTTCCCGCGCTACCCGGAGAGTCGCAGAAACAACATCATTCGCACTCGGCTTCTGAATCGTGTTATACTCCAGGCATTTCAATGCGTCCTCACGGTTGATGTACTCAGCCATTGTCTTCCTCCTCATAAATGTCGAGCTTCATGTCCAGTGTGTACGGGGTGTCCACCGCGACGTCTGCGTCCGGGTCAAACTGTACGTCCAAGCTCCCATCTTTCAGCGAAATGGTGAGCACACAGTTATTGAGCTTTGTCGTAAAGCTGTCACCATCGTTCAACTTCCCATGGTCAGCCGCGTACAGCTCCAGCGCCGCTTTAATCGCTGCGTTCGACTGTTCCATCAATCCCTTTTCGTTCATCTGAAATCACCTTCATCTTCACCACATTGAATTTTTCATACTCCGGGTAGCAAGCTCTAGCCATCGCCTTAGCCCGTACAGCAGCACGCTTAATGCCCTTTTCATCGACAACAACGCACGGCAGGAGTGCAGAGCCACGTTTCCCGGATGCAGCGATAAGCATCTCATACTTTGCCATCGTCTCGTCCTTTCTCTGGTTTCGGCGGGTGCGCTTCGCTCTGGCGGTTTATATCACCATCCACGCAGCACGCCGCATAAATCAGAAGTGCAGCCATCACCGCCAGAACCACCAGCACAATCCAAAGCCACATTTTGCATCACCCTCCCAGAAGATTTTTCATCATATATCCGGCCATAGCCTGTTCGTATGCCTGTTTAGGGACATCTGCCGCACCATTCTCTTCCAGCAGCTCTTTGATGCTGTGCTCGCGTCCTGCGCCGTCAATGGCCCGAACTCTGGTACTGCCGCGATTGACCGTCACCGTTTTCTTATCGCGCGGGTGGATGCCGAACGGAAGCTGGAAACCTTTCTCAAACACCCAGAGGTGATAGCAGTCGCAGACGTCCACCAGCCGGTCCTGCGTTGGGAACACTTCGACGGCAACTCGCTTCTCGCCGAACAGGTCGTTTTTAATTTCCATCTTGACGGCCCACGGGATATCCCCGCTGCCGTCACTCCGGCCAACGCCCTCTTCCGCCGTAATCGTGACGTGTTCGACCTTGCCCCATTCCGTGCGGAGCAAACGAGACATCATGCTGTACTTCTGGTCTTCGCTGATCCATGCCCGATCCATCTCCCTCATCCAGCCGTGATAAGGTACTCCCAGCTCTTCAACCGCCTGTTTCGGGGTAATCGTCTCAATCCACTTCATGTTGCTGCTCCTTTCCAGTGCTCGTGCCCATCAGCTCCGGCGTGTCCACTACATTTCCAACCACCTTTGCGGTCAGAACCAAGCTTGCAAGACCATGCTCGACAAACTCCTTTCGGTTCTCCGAAAATTCTGCGTAGAATCCGATATGGCCTACGCCGTAGTCGATGTATTCGCCGTATCTTACGGCAAAAATCACATCTTTGCCGCATCGATCGTCTTTCAAAATGTCCCCCTCAAAAACAGGTGCCCCGTTTCCGTCCGTCAGAGTCGTGTTCATGCCGATCGTAAACGGCTTGACGAGATGGGCGTATGCCAGCTCTTGCTCGGAGTTGATGTACCAGCCCTCACCTGGGCGACTGTTCTTCACACCCGGAGAGCGAATCAAGAATCCTTCATGCCAAGTGCCATCTGGGGACTGCCCACGAAAAGTTCTACCCTGCATCATGCTTCCTCCTTGACCTTGACAGGAAGCACCAGCGCTTCATACTGCGGCTCAATCAGCTTTACGGGGGATAGAGGACCGACCACCCATGCGCTGACCTCGTCTCCTTCCATCGACTTCAATGCCTCGCTCAGGAACTCCAGATTAAAGCCGATTCGCAGGCGCTCATCCAGCTTTCCGTTGAAAGAAAATTCCTCATTCATCTGCGCAATCGTGCTACGCATCGATGCTCTACCTGTGCCGCCGGGTTCCAGATCCATCACCAAGGTGCTCTTTTCCTTTGCGTCTGCGGACCGAGCAAGTTTGACGCGTCCCAGAACGCCCAGCAATTCTTTTCTGTCAAGCACGATTCTGGTTCCCCCACTCTTTTGGGCTACAATTTTGCTATAATCCAGAAACGGTTCTGCGATCAGGCGAGACTTTACCTCAAAATTGTTGTCACTGAAAACGGCCTTTTTGCGGTCTCTTTCAATACTGACGCTCCCATCAAGGCACAGCGTGTCAATCGCCTTTGCCGTTGCCGCCGGAAGCACAAACTTGAAGTTGCCATCGGCGGTGCAGTCGATTCGGCTGATGGCCATTCTGTACCCATCCAGGGCGCAGATTTCCAAAGTATCGTCGCCGTTGTGGGAAAAGCACAGCCCTTTGTGCGCCGGATGCCGATCCTCCTTGGACACAGCGTATAGAACCTTTGAGATGGCCCAGCTCAAATCGTTCGCTCTCACCACGCAGCGCTTCGCATCCTTTCCCGGACCATCAAATGTGGGGTAATTCTCTGCCGGCGTCGTGCTCAACCGTGCCCGCGCCGTGCCGGACTCTATGACCAACCCGCTCTTTGTCACGTTGATGTTGATTTCAGGGGCTACTGCTCCGCTGATAAAATCCACTCCACGCGGCGGAATAACGACACCCTGCGGAACCGGGCTGGAAAGTTCTGCCCGAATGCTCAGTTCCAAATTCGTTGCGAACGCATCCGGGCCACTCAGCAGGATTCCCGTGCTGTCGTTGCCCACTGCGCGAACCTCCGGCACCGCTGTTCGGAGCTTGGAGAACAGCGCTCCAATTTCGCTTCGTTCAAACTTCATCGTCTTTTCCTTTCTCAAAATTGTCTCTGCTGAACTGCTCATAGCATTCCGGGCACATATAAGCCACCCGCTCCGGGCTATCTCCACGTTTTCTGCGCAAGAGCAGCGCGTACATTTCTTTCATCGGTCTGTACTTGCCACAGACCGCGCAATACTCCCACAGACGCTCCTTCTGCACGTCACTGGGAACTCTCTGAAGAAGTGGCTGTGGTTTCTCGCGCCGCATATTCTCAGCACCCACCACGCTTTCCATGCTACTCCGCATGAAGACAGGCGTGTCGGTCGCATCCGCTGACGTAAGAATATCTTTAATCCACTCCGCTTTCGGAATGACCTTTCCGACGTTTCGGCCCGTTTCCGCGCCGATGATGACCCACTTCAACTTCTGGAACGCTTTTGTCACATCGCCCTCAAACGGGCCAAGGAGCGGCTCTATCGCTACGAACGCATTATAGTGTTCGTTCGCCCATACGCTGCTTTCTCTGACCGTCGCCGTCGAACCGTACCAGAAATTCTTGTTTTGGGGTAGCTTCTCGTGATTCGCAAGTTGCTTATAGCGTTCCGGATACTGCGTCAGAAAAATGTACTGATGCTGGGGCGCTTCATCAGCCGCCGCAAACACCTGAAGAATCCATTCTTCAGGAACCCACGGCCCGAATAAATCGCCGTCTGTGCATACCATAATGCTTGAGCCAACTTTGACCTTTTGCGGCCAGTCGAAACGGTATTTGTGCATGGTGGGCAGAAACCCCGTTGGACTGTTCAGGAAGCGCTGGCTCTTCGTTTTCCAAGGGGTATCCAGCTCAAAGAGCTTTTCTCCCACCTGCTGAACTTTCGGTCTCTCTGCCAAATTTCGGCGCCAATCGCTTGCAAACCGTATCGCGCTTTTCCTTGCATAGCAGTACCGACAATCTTTCAGGCACCCTGTCACCGGATTCCAAGCATAATCGGCCAACTCATTTTTCGTTCTGTTCACCGATAGATCCTCCCCGTTTGGTTATCCACGAGAACGATTCGCTCCACAATTTCAAACCCGGCGGCACCTGCCACATAACGCAGGACGTGGACAAGCTCGCTCACACGAGCTTCTTCCTTCTGGATGTTGCTCTCTGCCCGGACTCGTGTAGGGTCCGGCGCACCGCTGGGATTGTGGTTCTTCCGAGTATCAGGCATTGTTCTCTCCTTTGTCCAAAACCATGAAATAATCGTAATTGGTGCCCGGATTGGTATTCGGACGACGGCGTACAATATCAACTCGGTATCCTGCTTTCAGGAGCAGGCGCCCCAAATCCAGACGCTCATCTTCCGAAAGGCCTTTTGCTTTGGCGGGCGCGAGAGAAAGTTCAATTTTAGCCGACACGTTTTTCCACCTCCATCAAGTCGTGCATCAGTTCATCAACGAGCAGCTTTCCAGCATTTGCTCCCGTGCGGATAATGTTTCCGTTCTCCTTCAGCTCTGCAAACTCCTGTGCGCGGATTTCCTTAGACTGCCGTGCAAAATCAATTTCCGCCGCTGTCATGCGGCTCTGCACAACCTGTTGCCATTCCGCAATAAACGGTTTCGCACCCTCCAAATCGGCGTACTGGTCGTTGTTATAGCTGCGTTTCTGCCGAACTGTACCGCCCGGCTCCACCTCCAAGGTATACCACGGGGTATTCGGGTCAGCCTTGCGCCGCATGAAGAAGATGTAGCTCTCACGTTTGGCAATACGCTCAAAGTACCTAGTTCCGCGCTGGATGCAGTGGTCAAGAAACCTGCTTTCTTCCAAAATGGCCTTTGCCCCATCCGGCACCCGAATGATGTATTCCGCTCCATCGTACTCGTAGATTTTACGGATTTTCTTGTAGATGTTCTCGATATGGAACTGATTCTCCAGCTCCTTGGCTTCCTTTTTGATGCTGCTTGCGGCACCTCTCAAGGCGTCCTTTCGGCATTGCTTGTTTCGCTCCAGAACCAAATCATCATGGCGGCGCTTGAGATCCAGCGGGAAACGAACCTTTTCGAGATTCAAGTTCATTTTCATCTGTCCGGCCATATCGAGGTAGTCCAACCAGTCCGATGCAACTTGAAGAGCAATCTGGCCGTTGTAGCTTCCGGTGACTCGCCTTGTCTGCTGGCGGAGATATTTCAAGCTCCGTGTCATTCCACTTTCCCGCAATGTCTTGGCCATTCCTGAGAGATTTCGGATGTTAGCCGTCATCTTCATGTTCTTGTCATTGATTGCAAGGCCGGCTTCTTTCCACTTCAGCGCATCATCCACCTCGCGGAACGACTTTTTGCTTCGTGCGACCACGGCCAGCTCCTGACGATTTAAGCCAAACACATCGTAATAGGTCTTTGCTCGAAGATTGATGCGGGTGCTGTGTTCATATTCGTCGTATACCTGAGAGCACAGTGCATCAGCCCAGCCCGTTTTTACAAGGCTTTCGGCCATCGGATACCGATTCACGATTTCCCACTGACGAACTTCCCACGGAAAGTTGAGATGGTTATCGTACTGGTACATCCATTCAGATTTCAGCACTTTCCGAACATCACTTTCAAATTGGTCAGTATGGGATGCCAACGTGTACGGCTGATACGGGCCAGAGGGTGCCGTCAGCATTGCGGATAGCTTCGGGCGCTGGCACATAATATATTCCTCTTTCTCGCCCCAGCTGCGTTTCCACTGCTTGATGGTCTTTCCGTCCGTCCACCATATCCCCCGGCCATGAAATTCCAGTTCTGCCCGATGATTGCTGAAATCGAAATACACCAGATAGCGGCGAATCCAGACCCCATCTCCCTGCGGTTTGCTCCAAAGGAATGTCCTTGCGGCCCATAACCTTTTGACCGAATAGCGGGTATTGCGAACCTGCATTTTCTCCCCGCAGCACTCGCACGTCGCTGTGCTCTTGTGTTTGAGCAGTTCCGGCAGCGTATATTCACCACCGCAGCTATCGCACCTTGCCCGCTGAATCGAGATTTTCTTCTCAACGCCGCCGGGTTCGATTACGTTCTGTTTATCATTGGTGACCCAGAGAAAGCCCGCATCACTGCACACTTTCAAAGCTTGTTTACTGAGATCTTCCGGCGGCTCCGGCAGATTCTCAAAGAGCTTCTTGGTCTCAGCCGCCTGTCGTGCGTTGCGCGCTTCGCGCTTCTTCCTGGCATGAGCCGACAGTGCATCTTCCACAATGCCAATCAGATAGCCCGGTCTGCGGTCATCAAAATAGTTCTGCAGGAGCTCCGATTCTTCCTTTGTTGCCGACACTTCGGTTATCCAAGTCAAGCACTGGCAGGGTTTGACCTCGATTCGAAGCGGCGAAAGCTCGCCTTTGGTCGGATTCTTATTCCCGCGAAGCTCTCCCGTCCAGTAATCTTTGAAAAAGCGCCACACGACCAGCGGCTTTTCCTTTTTGTCCCAGACGGCCACCGTCAGCACCTTTCCCTTGATATAGCGGCCCACGCCCTGCCCCTCGGCAACTGACATACACAGTGCCGCATCCAGCTCTGGCCGTTTCGGTTCCGGCGCATAAAGTTTCAATTCTTCAGCCTTTTTCATTGTGTGCCGCCTCCAAGCTCTCTGCCGTGTAGTTCTTCCCCGGCAAAATCTTCACGCCGTCAATCAGCTGTGCAATGCAGATGGACTCCTGCTGATCTTGGATGATGAAGCAGAGCCATTCTCCCAGTTCTCCGGCCAGCTTCTTATCCCGGCCATATGCGACATGAAATGGCCCTTTATAGCTGTCCTCAAACTTCTCCGCAGGATGCTCAAACACATAGTTGGCGTGCATCAGCAAAAATTCTTCTGCTGTCAGCTTGCGGAGAGGAACCAGCTTCGTACAGCTGCTCCGGCTTCCGTAGCCATCCTCGTCAACATCACCCCCGGCCGCAACTGCCCAAAACTCATTCTTGCCGTTCCATGTGTACCAATTCAGGCAATCCCACGGGTCTAAGCAATAATGGAACCCGGTGCTGGCGCACATGGCCTTTTTCGTCTCATTCAGCTCGTTCGGAACATACTGGAATTTTCCGTTTCCAAGCGTTGCGACCAACCCCGGCTTGAATCCCTTGAATCCCAAAATCATCAGAACCATCCCTCCAAGGAAAGCTGCATCGAATCCTCGCTCTGCTTCTCTTTCTTCTTTGCAGGCTTTTTCTCCGGTTTTGGCTTCTTTTGGTCGGGCTTTTCCTTTGCCGGCTCCTGCGGTTTCGGAATATTCGGGGTGGCGTTCTCCGGTTCGATGGTTGCCGGCGCCCGCATCTCTTCTTCCGTCGGCGGCGTTCCGGTAAGATTGATGTTCATCGAAAACGAGATTTCAGCATTGGGGAAGTAGAACTGCACGGCCTTGCGATACGCTTCAAGGTCAGACAGAACCTCTCCCGCATTGTGCACGACTGCCGCGCAGCATTCAGAGAACGTGCGCTCCGTGTTACAAACGACCTCAGCGAAGCGCGGCTCCTGATCTGCAAAGTTCAGCAGCGCCCGCAACACATAACTCTGAACGCTCGCGGCGGCGCGCCCGCCTTTGAACAGCTTGTCCTCTGCCTCCAGCTTCTCTTTTGCCTTAGTTCGCCAATCGACGAACTCTACTGTGGTTGTGGTGTGTGTGGTGGAATCCATATTGTCCTCCTATCAGAAAAAGCTCAACTGCCCGCCCTTGCCCTCAGAGAACATCGGTTCCTGCTCCGGCTCTTTGGGCGGTATTTTAGCGGTTTTGGGCTTTTCCGTATCTTTTGGTTTCTTACTCTTTTTTGTGGCTTCAAGGGCTTTCTGTGGTTCGGATTTTGGCGCATCTGCAGCACACTTTTCCTTTATCGGTTGAGTGACCAGTTCCATCTGCGCCATAAAGATTCGATACTGCCAAACCGGGATCCTGAGCAGCGGCGTGTACCAGACGCTCCCGTTGTCAACCGGAAGCAGCCCTCTTTTGTCATAAGACGTAGACGGGCTTGCAAGCGTATCACCGATGACGACATATCCCGGCATTCCAAGCAGACTCATTTGCAGATAGCACATCATACCCACGATGTAGTCAATGTCCTGCGCCACAAACAGCACATCCGTCTGATAATTGATGCCTTTTTTCCTGCATTCGTTTGCAAACGCCACTAGCAAGGCCCCCGCGCCGCAGGTCGGGTCACAGACCGCGACCCATCCCCTGTCTCCGATTTTCTGCTGAAATTCTTCTACCGGGGTCGTCACCGCAGACATAAACTCGCAAAGGTGGTAAGGCGTGAAGAACTGGCCCGCGTGGTCACTTCCAAGCCCCAAGCACATATACAGCTCGCCAAGGAAATCCTGTTCCGAGTTGTCCTCCAACGCCATAACCAGAATCGAAAACATATCCGCGAATGTGTCCACTTCCTGCTTCGTGTACTTTTTCACGATAGTCATGTACTGCTGCTCTCGCTCGTCGAAGTGGCTCTTGTCTGTCGCGTTGGACACGGCAATGGCGCTTATCGTAATCCAGTCGCTCCAAACCTGCCACCTTGACCGCCCCTTGCTTGTAAATACTTCAAACTTCTTTACAAGCTCTTTCTGGGCCTCGCCGCGGACATGGCGAACATCGCTTCCCATTAGAAAACCTCCTTAGTCTGGTGGAACTTCCTCCACCCGCTTTCTAAGAGGTCTCCTTTTTAGGCGATCCAAGCTGTTATCAAGGCCAAGGAAGCTATTTCCACTCGGCGTTTCCCGGTCTACCCGGTTTCCTTTGTATGTGATATGTACTTTTTCCCACGCTTCCAGCGTTGTGATTTTTTGTGCTGCTGCTTGGTCGAGCAGACGCTTAGCATAGACCCAAGGGTACTTTGCTTGATGGCGCATCGCTTCTTTCAGCGCGGCCACCACTAAGGCGTCCTCTATACCAGCTTCCCGCAGGTCTCGGAATTCTGAGGCCATATAAGGCGTGAGCACCTTATCGCACCCAGCCCAGATCCAGTAGGATTCCGGCTTTCCGTCGGGCGGACCAGTTGATGTCTCCCGCTGTTCGTCTACGCCCTCTGATTCTTCAGCGGACTTATAACCCAGTGGGTTTTCTTGGGTTTCTTTAGGTTTTGGCGGTCTTCCGCCTTTCGCTCCATTTTCACGGCTTGTAGCTGCTTTTCGTTCGTAGGCCGCTATCTCGGCGTCAAGTCTGTTTTTTATTGCAGGCCATACATACCGTTCATTACCGTCAAACTGCGGCTCGACTTCATCCGCCTTATAATCCATCATCGCCCAAATGATGCGTCCCCTTTCTTCCATGCTATACGGTTCAAGAAGAAGGCGGTAATCGTCAATCCACAGTTTCACATACTCATTCGCCGCCACGCTTCACCTCCCCTTTCGGCTTTTGATTGAGGGAGAGCACTTTGCACAGGTGCTTGTCCAGCTTGATTCCATAGATGTGGTACTCAGCGAACAATGCCTTCTCCCGGCGGTGCGCTTCCTCGTGGTGCGCTCGGCAAAGTGCGATTGCGTTCAGGCCAACGTGGACGACCTTTTCTCTGTCCATACCCATGCCGATACGGTCAACGTGATGCACCTCCGCCGGACGGTTGCAAATTGCGCAGCGGCGATTTTCAAGGCACAGGTACAGGTACTTTCCAATGTCGTCCGTCTGCGTCAGCAGACTATCCTTGGTCGGAACGCCCCAGTGGAAACAAAACGAAATCAGGTAAGTAATGAATTCTCGTGCTGTCGTCATGTCGCAGTCTGAGAGGGAGAACCACTCCCGCATAGCGCGGGAGCAGAAATCCCATTCCAAATACTGCCGAAGTTCTTCCGGCTCATGGCCGGACCACAAAGAAATGTCACGGATGATGGCAAAAATCTTTCGGCGCTGGTCAACGGAAATCGTGCGTCCATCATCCAGCCGAACTTCCACCCGCCGGGGGCGTTTCTGCTCCACAAAGCGGCTGATGTCCGTATCGGGCTTCAGGACGAGCTTTCCATCTTCCAGCTTTTCAATTTTCGCCGTTACGACCATCCGTTTTCTCCTTGTCAACATGAACGTGCATAGGAATATACACGCTGTTCGCCTGCATATTTCTCACCAAGAAATCATTGCACTTTGCTTCCGATAGGTGATTCTTGAGCACCTGCATCTCATAGGCATACTGTCCAGCAGCCTTTTTCTCTGCGATTTTGGCCTGAATGTCCTCGTCTCTGTAATTGGCTTCTATCAAATAGAGGTCATATCCGAGCGCTTGCACACCGTTCAAATTGTTGGTGTCGGTGGCATAGATCACCTTGCCAGATGGAAAATGTACCTTGTACCCACAGTTCGGTACATTGTGAGTCAGCATGAACGGAATCACATTGCACAAGCCGTATCCGTACATTGTCCGGGGTTCCAGCACATCAATCTGACGTTCCGGTACTCCTGCGGCCAAAAGCGGCGGTGCCAGCCAGCGGCAACACCCAAAACGCAGCGTTGGCCGTTCTTCGGCAAGCCGCTTGATGGTGCGCTTTTGGAAGTGGTCGCTGTGGATATGGGTGAGTAGGACCAACTTCAGCTTCGGCACATACGGCTCCAGTGCCTTATATGGAACGCCGCAGTCTATCAGAACAAATTCTTCCAAAATCGTGGCATTGCCGTCGCTTCCGGTGCTGATAATGTTGTACTTGACCATCAGAGTGCCGCCAAGTCAACAGCCGCTTTTACTTCATCTGCTTCCGGCTCCGGTAAATCCATAGTCTTGGCCGTCCGCTCGATTTTGGGCGGATTCTGCTCGCCGAGTCCATTCTGTCCGGCATCTGCGAAATCCGGCGTCTCCGGCAGAAGTCCGTCATCCGCACTGTTGGGAACCATCACTCGACCATCTCGTTCATAAGCGGTAGTCATTTCAACAGTCATGATTCCCCATTTGGAAATCAGCTGGCGCAGCATAGTCTTTTTTGCCATACTGTCAAAATCCCGGTACCAAAAGCTGGAATATTTCCACATATCTTCCTGCGGGATTTCACCATTCAGCAGATTCTTATATGCGGCGGCGCTGAATGCCGGGGAGTACTTGTCCGCATGAGACATCATCTGGTCTGCCGTCCAGTACAGAGTTTTCTCGAAGCCATTGATATACTCAAAGTGGGCAATATAGCCCACAGTCGGCATTGCTGCACGCTTTTCAAAATCTTCGATGAAGTGCATTTCATGGAAACGCTCTTCAAAGGGATCCCAACCGCCCAGTTCCCCGGATTTGATTTCCAGGACATTCAGGCGCTTGTACTGGCCCGTTCTCAGAGCCAACTGGATGTATCCCTTGTAACCCAAAACGAATTGCGCCTTGAGACACGCCGGCTCAATCACATTACCCTGCCGGTCACGTTTTGCTTTGGATTTGAACGGCACCAAGTAGAACTGGCCCAACTGCGGGGAGGGCTGCAAGAGCAGGCTTTCGCCCAAAAGGGCACCCGCCAAAATAGTACCCGCATCGCACTCCTGCAAGGTAGGGTTAACTGCCACAGCAGAAGTGATATTTGCAGCGAATCGTGCCGCGCGTACCGGGTCGCCTAGGGTATTATTTATGAGGTTTTTGTATTTCTCGGTCTGCATTGCCTGAGAGAAGTGCAATTTCTGCGGCTGCATAGCTTTAGCCATTATCGCTTACCTCCTCGTTCTCAATGCCGACGGAATCCATATGCTTCTGGATTTCGTCGATTTTTTCATTTACGAAAGACTTCAGCTCCCGGAGCTGGGTCAATGTACCGCGGCACTGGAATGTGCGGCCCATGAAAGCAAACTTGGCGGTCATGACCTGTTCCTTGCTCTCCTGCTGGGTCTCTTTGACCTCCTGCTCATCCATAACCGGAGGTTCGGTGCCCATGACCTGCGGCGCGGCCAGCTCTTCCTCCACCGCATCCAGCACTGCCGACTCGGCTTCCTGCGCACGGAGCTGGGCTTCAAGACGTTGTTTCCGTTCAGCTTCCTCGCGGGCCACACGGTCTTTGCGCTGACTCACACTGTTAATCGCGACGGCCAGATTGCGGCACTGCTTATACTCGGCCATGACCTCCGGGGCATTCTCCATGCCGTTGATGCAGTTCACATCAGCTACCACACGGTCAACGTAATCCTTGACCTTGCTCTTCAAAGATTTCAGGCTCGCCGTCATGGTAACGGCAATGCCGACGTCTCCATAGCTAACCCACTCGACCCCGTTTGCCTTGACCAGCTCGTCGAAGTAAGCGACCACTTTCTTCTCCTTGTCAGCTTTCAAGCCGGCTTCCACGTCCGTGATTTTACCTTTCAGCGCTTCATCCGCAGGGCCATAGACATCGGTGACGCATTCCTTGTAAACCTTGTCGAAGTCCTCAAAAGGCTTCATGATCTGCTTCTTAACGACTGCACGGCGGTCATCCAAATCCTTGCGGTCACGATTCAGTTTTGCCCGCTGCTCCTTAACGACCTTGAGCGTCTCTTCCGTGCAAACCAGCGCCAGCGCTTCCGTCACGGACGCCTGTGCCTGAGCCTTGATGCCGTGCAGTTGCTCTTTGATAACAGGAAGTTGCTGCACCACAATCAGCCTGTCGGCTAACATCGGCTCCTGCGTGGTTACGGCGGCAGTAAGTTCTTTTTTCATGTCGTACCTCCTAATTTTTGCATAGAAAAACGGCAGAAAGGATAGTCCTTTCTCGCCGCTTCGTACCTGTTGAAAAATTCAACCGAATATGCTACAATATGGCTGTGTGTGGTGGAGACCTGTATTTTCCGGCTTGATGTTCCTGCATCAAGCGCCAACGGAATGTGCGGGTCTCTATCCATTTGTAGTGCGCTGGCCGTTCTGGTCAGCGCTTTTTTCGTGTGCGGCGAGTATGTCATATACCGTGAGCTGGCCGATGACTTGGCGCTCAGCGGCGGTCTTAGGCTGTGTAACAGCCTTTCCCCTGCGAGGTCTTGCGGGTGATTTCAGCTTCTTGCCGAACTCCTTGGCGTAACATTTCGCGCCGTACCCCGCTTCGATTGCCGCCGGGTCTGTAATGACCCTGTGACACCGAGCGCATCTTACCATGCTTCTTTCCTCCGAAAATCATGAACATTTGGAACGCGTGTGCCAGTCGCACCGCCATGATAATCGCAATGATGACAAGCAGCCATTCACCGCCGATTGCCCAGTAGCCACGCCAGCGGTAGGCACTCGGCAACTGCCATATTGCCATCAGCCCTCCGGCTACGACACCGGCCAGCGTGTCCAGCAGCCCCACAAGGACCCAATCCATCACGCTCAGTTTCTTTTCCCTGCGCTTCATTTGAGGTTTGCCCCTTTCATGTAGATTTTGACCAGCGCCCATTCATGGGCATCCTTTGGCTTCCCCGCCATTGCATCCAGCGCTTCTTCGGTTCCACACTGGTCACAAATCATGATGCCCGGAACCTGACGGGAAAGAGCGTTGCTGTGCAAGCGCATCTTCATGGTCAGCTTCCCGCACCGTGGACACGGGAGCACCTGCGCCATCTCAGCTGCGGCATCCTGCACATCGAGGTATGTAGCAAAGACTTCATCCAGCAGCTTCTTCTCCGCGTAATCCTGAATCATTTGCATCACCTTACGAAACATCCCTTTCTTCCTCCAAAAGGCCAACCATTGCGCTCCACACCTTGTCGGTGTAGGCAGTGCTGCGGATTCCTGCATTCCAAGCCTTTTCTGCCCCGCTCTTCCCAAGGTTGTACGCCATCATCGTTCGGTTGATGTCTCCATCGTACAGGGCAAGATAGCTTCCGAGCATATAGCACCCAGCCTTGATGTTCTGGCAGGCATCCAACAGATCCGTGACTCCCAGCTCATCTTTGAGCCATCCGGCATTGATGCTGTTGATCTGCATCAGACCATAATCCCCGGTTGAGCTGGTAGCGCTCACCGTATAGCCGCTCTCGACCTGCATGACGGCGTAAGCCAGCTCCAGCGGAACTTCGTACAAGTCGCACATCTCGGCTGTATACTGCTGTAAATTCGTATCCAGCGGCACATGGTATGTAATCGACTCATAGGGGGCCGGGTCTTGCCGGATGCACTCGCCCTGCTCAATGTCAGCCCGCACAGGAATCGTCGCTGTCGGGAGCTGCGCCGCTTCCGGTTGGAAAGCGAACGCCGCGGCGATGCTTCCGATTACCAGTAGTTGCGCCGCCGCTGTTGCCACCAGCGGGATTATTGCCTTTCGCATCATCCTGAACCTCCGTAATGCCGAACCGCTCGAACACATACCGCCGGGGCACTCTGCCCGGAAACGTAAGCAGACCCTTTGCTTCCAGCTCTTTGTTCATCTGCTGGATAAACTGATAGGCTCTGGATTTGCTGCATCCGACAATTTCCTGCACTTCGCTCGCGCCGATAAAGTACGATTCTTTCACGTCCGACGCCCTCCTTTCGAAAAACGCATATTGGCCATCGCCACGAACAGGTTGTTCATTCGATCCATGATCTCATCCCATTCAGCCTGTTCGTCCTCTTCGATTTTTCCATCTGCGACGATCTCTATCATCGCATCGCGCTTTACGATAAACCTCTGAACCGCCGCCAGAACGCCGAGAACAGCTTCCGGCAGGTCCTTTAACTGAATCTCCGGAACCACCCGCTTGCCCAGCTCTGAGGACCGGCGCAGATGCTGAACTGCAAGATACGGGGCTTGGTACACATCGCACATGGCGCTTGCCACGTCGCTGGGTACCGGGCGCTGGCTCTGCTCATAATCCCGCAGAGAATCAACTGACACATTCAAAAGCTGTGCGGCTTTTTCCTGCGTCATTCCGGCAGATTTCCGCGCGTTTTTGTAGATATTCTGGCAATCAACCGCCATTTCGCACAACTCTCCTTTCTGGTAAACTTATGATGTAAGAAATCACGCCCGCAGGTTCAGGCAGGACTCAATCGCGGACTTGATGTTCGCGGACGGCACCATCGTGCCGTTGATGACCTGACTGACGTGTGCGCGGGAATACCCGATTTCTTTTGCCAGCTCGGTAACGGTCATGTCGTCGCGCTCGACCATTGCCTTTTTGACCGACACGCACCACTCCGGCAGCGGAACTTTCTTCATGTTTTTTCTCCTTCCCGACAAAGATTTATCAAACAAATGTATTGAACACTTGTTTGATTTTTGATAGACTAAAAGGGCCAGTACCCACCATTCAACGCGTTCCCCCGCCTTTAAGCTGTTAAGCAGAAGCTCTTGGGGAGTAATCGCTTTACCTGCGCCCCGCCGATTTGCAGTATCGGCGCTACGCTTTGCAGCGATGCCTGTCATTAGGAGGAATCAACTTGCATGGTTCTGTACTGCGTGGTACGTTGAAGCCCCTTTGCAGAGGGGCTTCGGGGAACGCGCTGAATGGAAAGCGCTGGCCCTTTCAATCTGACATTTGTTTTGTACAAGTGTATTATAATCTTGCGATTGCGATATTTCAAGACGAAATCATTGCGATTGCAAGGTTTTGTGAGGATACACAAAATGACGACCCAAAATTTGTATGATTCTATAACCCTTGCAGAAAACATCAAACTTCAAGCAAAAGCTCGCAATGTTCAGTTGAAAGATATGTTTGCCGAACTCGAAATGAGCAAAGGCACCCTTTCCAACTTACGCACTGGCCGCATGATGGCGGCTGATAGCCTTGCCCGCATCTCTGACTATCTCGACTGCTCCATGGATTTCCTCATGGGGCGCACTGTTGACCCCGCCGTGAAACGGATGAATCTGACAGATGATGAACGCCAAAAGGTTACAGATTATCTTCAATTCATTCTGAGTCAGCGGAAATAGTTCTCAGAGCCGCTCAGATAGCTCTATTTTGCGTTTTCGGAGTTTCTTCAAGGAATTTGCCGTTTGATGCAAAATGCAGCTCAAATCGCTTCTTTGAGCGATTGTGCTTATTTGTCGATTACGAAGTGCGCGCCCTCGGTGATAAGCACCGTGCCGCGATGCTCGTCATTGACGATGGTGTTCCGTTTGCCGATGTACTCTGCCGGAAGCTCACCACTCTTCACCCGCTCAAGGTTGAACGGCGTCGGCTCCCAGCGGCCCTTGTAGGCCTCCGGGATCTTGTCCCACTCCGCTTTTGTGTAGTGGCGCATCAGGTCTGCCCCCCATTCTTCCCCGCTCAGCAGCTTCCAACCGTAAGCATCACAGAACCACCAGCCGGAGGATTCCCCATCGGCGAGGTAAATGATGTCCGACACGCTCAAGCTGTGGCCCTCGAAGCCTGCGGGCCTGTCGATATTAAACTTACGGAACAAGCCATCAAGCGTCTGCTGCGCGTCCTTTCGGGTTTCCACATTACCCTCGTACACCAGACGGTAGTTCTCCCGGTGGATGCCTCCCAGCTGTGCAGCCTGATCGGACGCCATGAACCGCAGCTTCATCTGCTCCATGGTGTCCTCTTTCAGCTGGTAGATTTCATACTTCATGTGAATCTTCCTTTCCTTGGTTTGCGGTGTTGGTTCCCGCGACCATCCTCGTGATGCCACGAAAATGGTTTCGGCCGATACCAGCGGCCATCATCAGGCGGGTTATTCTTTCCAGTTGCGGCCTGCGCCGAGAGTGACATCTCGGACTTCAAGAATTCGGGCGTCCGTGTGCGTCTTCTTGAAATCCCGGATTGCTTCAATCATCGCTTCGTCTTCGGTGGGCTTCCAAGACTCCACCGTGCTGAAATGAATCTCTCCGTCCTTGGTCTGATGCTTAATCAGGATGTCCATCGCTTAGTCCTCCTCAACGACCCAGCCGGCGCAATAGCCGGAATTGCGAAGCCTTGCCTTTGCAAGCGCTTCATCGAACGACCGGGCGCGAACCCGGATGGGCGGCAGGTCGCCGCCAACGATTTCCCATATAGCCATGGGCGCTACAAACTTCATCGTGTGGCCCTCCCTCAGCTCCGGCCATCCCGCCGGATGCTCAAAATCTGGTCGTTGTCCCCGAAGCTCCGCTCTTGCAGGTTCTCGATGTCGTAAATCAGGAATGCAAGAATCAGAGCTTCCCGCGTGCAGTACTTCCGCTCCCGGAACGTGTACGGCGTCTTGGCCTTTAACAGCCGCTCCGCCACATCGTCCACAATGTCCAGCGTGGTGGTGTAGGTCTGCGGAGCCGCCGGACCGCGGCCATGCGAGGTGTACTCAATAAGAAGTCTCATTCGTCCTCATCCTCCTCTCCCTCGGTAACGCTGTCCAGCTGGACGCTCCCGTAGGTGTAGCCGTTGTCGTTGCGGATGTAGACGGGCTGGTCTTCATCGTACTGGCTCAGGATGTCAATCAGCTCCCCCACCGTCATGGTGCCGTGGCACTGGCTGGGCGAGTACCCATCCCGGCGGCTGTCGATGTAAACATTCGTCATGGCTCAAACCTCCTTTCGAACATCCAGCAGCTCCATGCTGCCGTAAACGCAGTGCTCGGTGATCTCACGCGCTCTCTTGCGAGCGGACGCAATGGACGCAGCCGTAATCTTGCGGGTGGTCTCATAACCGCCGCTCTTGAACTGGGGGTTGTGGCGGAAATAAGTTGCGATGTAAGACTTCATGTTCATAACTCAGACCTCCTTGACTTCAACCATCTTGATGCTGTCGCTGGCGTACACCCGACCGCGGATGCACTCACAGGCATTGCACAGACGCTCTGCCTGATCTTTGAGAATGAGAACCTTGGTCTTGGAGAGCTTTGCCGGGGCGTTGAATGCTGCATCAAGCATTTCTGCCCGCTCGTCATTGACCATGACGGTCATGCAGGCTTCGCCCTGCTCACCATCCATCCAGCTATCGTAGGTAAAAGTGATGTTCTTCATGATGTTGTCCTTTCTATCTAACAAATGTTTCATTCATTTGTTGGATATATTATAATCACTTTATCCGGTGAATTTCAAGACGCAAATCACTTTTTCCGGTGAATTTGTTACTTTGCACAGTTTAAGGAGGTGTTTTTGTGTACGATGCGCAAAAAATTGCAAAACGCATCAAAGAGCGCAGTCGCCAGCAAGGAATAAAGCTCGGTGATCTGCTGGCCAGCTTAGGCATGGGCATCAACACGGTGTCTCATATGGCTAAGGGGCAAGAAATCTCATACCTTGCGTTTGCTCAGATTGCCGATGCGCTCTCCTGCTCTGTTGACTACCTGCTTGGCCGCACGGACGACCCCGTTCTTCATCAGTTGGATTCGTCGTCGTCGGCTATGTAACGCGCGCGCCCGCGCGTGATGATGACGAAGTCATCTAATCTTATTCTTAATCTTATTCTTAATCTTGGGCGTTCTGGGTTTCGTTGGGTTTTGCTGGGTTTTCTCTGAAACCTAAAATAACCCAGTGGGTTTTCACAGTTTCTTAACATTTGATAAAATTACACGTTCTTGCATCCTTTAATTTTGACGAGGATTTCAAGTTCGCATCTTAGGATTTGAGTTCTGACCCTCAAATTTCACTCTTGTTTTGAATTTCAACTGTTCAGACTTCACTTTTTCAGAAACCCAAGAAAACCCAGAGAACCGAGAATAACCTAACGTAACCCAGAAAACCCAGTGGGTTTTCATAATTTCTTAATATTTAAGAAAAGCGGGGCCATCAAGCCCCGCCAGAAACCACCTTGGAGATGACCAGCCGCCCTGCGAAGTACTTAAACTTCTCCGGCGAATGGAACAGCTTCTCAAAATATGCTGCATCTTCTTCCCGCAGATCCGTGAAGTCCTCTTCATCGACTCCAACCACGAGGAATGTGCCAACAATGACGTCGTAAGGCTTGCCGCCCCTGTACAGGGCTCGGTTCGGCTTGAGGCCCATGCACTTGCCCTCTTCGTTGCAGATCAGGCCCACCGGGCGGTGCGGGTCCGGGTAGAGCACCTGAATGTAGCCGCCCACAGCGTCTTGCAGTGCTTCAAGTTCGTTGTCAATGTCAATGCGTTCCGGGGCCTTTCCCGGCTCAATTTTTAATGCTTTCATGGCTTAAATCTCCTTTCCTGCCGACAGCGGCTTGCCATTCCATGCAACGCAGAACGGGTACGTATCCGTCTCTGTGCTGCGGAGCCAGCCGCCCTGCACGGCCATCATCGCTTCTACCCGGTACGCTTGCCGGGTGTGACTTCCCTTGATGTTCTTGTACAGCGCCCCGCCGTGAGACTTCTTGAAAGCCTTGGCCTCCTCTTCGGTTCTGAAAAACTTGTTGCAATACATAGTCAAACCTCCTTGTTGTTGAGCTGATATGCTTTGCCGCGATAATTGATGATGTGCCGATGGTCAGGCGTGCGGAACACTTCAATGCGCTTCTTGTCCACGTTCTTGATGCCAAGCTTCCGGCGAATGAACCGCACCGCAATTTTGATGGTTTCAGCGTTGGTCATGTCCTCAGCCTTGCGGCTCGGCCTCTGCGCATAGCGGCTCATACGGACTTTGCTGACCGCTTCGGCGTCCGCTTCCGTCCCATAGAACTTGTCGGCATCTCCGTAGCCGTTCACCTCGTAGAACCGCTGGCTGCTGACTTGTTCCAAGCGTCCGTTCCAAATCGTGTTGACGCAATAGGCCACATCTGGCCGAATGCCCTCTTTCTCGGCTACGCGGCCAACGAACAGCTCAACGCCATGCTTATCCCACTCCTTGGAAAAAGTGCGGGCCACAATGCGGATGATCTCAGTTCCGTTGGTCAAATCGACCTTGGCCAGTTCACCTTGGCTCCCATTCATGCTTGCGGTGTTGAAGCGATATCCCTGCGCCAAGTACTTGTTCACCTCTGTCGTGAACATCTTGTTGATGTCTGAATACTTCATGGCCATCCCCCTTATCTAACAATCGTATAGCCAGCGTACTTGAAATTGTTCACGAGCTCCGCTGCCTTTGCCAGATGCTCAGCGAGTTCTGCGGCCCGCGCTGCATCCATTGTTGCCCAGTCCATCGAAATGGTGATTTTAACTTTTTCGCCAAACACCAAGCGGATTTCAATGGCTTCATCCAGCTCTGCGACTTGCCCTGTCAGCTCTCGCATTGCTTTGCTAAGTACTTTGTACGTTACCATTTTCATATTTTTTCGACCTCCGTTGTTGTTCATGCAGTCCAACAAATGTTTGACTGTGATTATATAATAATCCAACACCTGTTAGACGACAAGACCGCAAATCTAACAAGTGTTGGATTTCAGCGTATTACACAAGATTTCAGAAAGAAAGCTGGTAAAAAGGATGACGATTACTGTCCAACGCATTGTCGATTTGATGGAACATTACGGTTCATCGGGCGCTTTTATGTCGCGCCTATGCGGGAAAAGTAGAACCCTTGTGGCAAGCTGGCAAGCGGGAAAATCTGTTCCTACCGCTTCAGACATCGCCACTATTGCCGCCCGCTATGGCGTGTCTGAAGCCTATCTCCGGGGAGAGGTAGATTTCCCGGAGTCGAATCTTTCCGCTTTGCAGAGGCGGCTCATGGACTCCACGCACGATCTGACAGATGATGAAATGCGCAAGGTAATAGAGTACGTCCGTTTCGTCAAATTCCTGCGCGAATAGCAAAAGGACAGGCTCCCAAAGAGGGCCTGTCCGCGCCATTGGTGCTCGTTACTGCTGTTTCAGCGTTTCGATGTACTCAAGCACCTGCTTGACCTGTTCCGGGGTTAAATCCTTGATTTCTTCCCGAAGAACTTCATCAAGCACATTTCCATGTCTGGAGCGCTCATCCGACGCAGGCATCTTATCACTCCTTCCCGGCGCAAGCGCACCATTGGAAAGAGTAAGACAGCTTACAGACAGATTCCAGCCATCTACCGAAATCCGTGAATAAATAACAGAAAGGGTTGTGAGGTTATGGGATTCAGATACAGAAAAAGTATTCGTCTTGGCGGCGGCTTCCGCATCAATATTTCAGGAAGCGGAATTGGGTATTCATGGGGCGTTCCGGGATACCGAATCACCAAAATGGCCAACGGAAAAATCAGACAAACAGCGTCCATCCCCGGAACCGGATTGAGTTACTCGACAGAGGAATCCCTGCATAAATCTGCACGACGAAACACAGCAAAAGAATCCCCTTATATTGATACCGAAGTTATTCAGTCTGTTGACCGTGAGAACTATAAAGATTCTGATTTCAAGGCCCTTATGAAGAAGATTCGTCGAACACGTTTTCTCAGTAAAGCCTCTCTCATAATTGGCTCCATTGGTTTACTCGCTTTTATTGTTCTTCACACTCCCCAACGATTCTTCCTTACCATTTTTTCTTTTGCCGTATTTTTCTATGTTCATTACGTCGCACCTGTAAAGTTGGAATATGATTTCACCGACGAACAGCGCGCGGCCTATGAAGAATGGTACACTGCATGGCGAAAATTATTTGCTTGCGATACCGTTTACTATGTGCCTGAAACATATACCAATAGTAACGCAAGAGAGCATGGCGGCGCAGAGAAAACCATTTCTGAGGAAAAGGTACTCGGAATGCCTAATCTTCCCTACTATCTTCGGACAAATGTTCCCGTATTCTCCGTGGCATTAAATCAGCGAGAATCGTTCTATATTTTTCCTGACAAGATATTCTATATTCACAACAAAAATATTAGTGCCTACGATATTGCTGAAGTGTCATTTGAAGTTGATTCTACTAACTATGTCACCGATGAAGCGCATCTGCCTGCGGATAGTAAAGTAGTCGGCAACACATGGCTCAATGTAAATTCTGATGGCTCTCCAGACAGGCGCTATAAACACAATATGCCTTGTCTTATTTGTGAATTTGGAAAGTTGCGAATTAGTTCCGATACCGGGTTGGATGTTCTTTTCTTGCTCAGCAATGCAGACAATGTTGAGCAATTCAAATCTATTCTCCCCCAATAAAAAAAGACCCCGACCATTATAAAAATGGTCGGGGATTTCTAAACACGTCAGGAGGTATATTCTAATGCCCTGCTATAAGGACGAAAAAACAGGCACATGGTACTGCCAGTTTCGCTACGCTGATTTCACCGGGAAACGAAAGCAGAAGCGTAAGCGCGGCTTCAAAACCAAACGTGAAGCGCAAGAGTGGGAGCGCGAATTCCATTTGCAAAAAGCCAAGAGCTGTGACATGACTCTTGCCAGCTTTGTGGAGCTGTACTTCAATGACCGGGAGCACCATGTCCGCGACACCACAATGGACACCAAGCGAAATGTTTTTGACACCAAAATCGTTCCGCTTCTCGGAAACCGGAAAATGAATGAGATCACCGCTCTTGATATTCGAGATTGGCAACAGCGAGTAAAAGAGATGGGCGAAGCCACTGGCCTCCCATATTCGGAAACATATCTCTACACCATCCACGCACAGTTGACCGCCCTCTTTAATTATGCCCAGACATTCTACGGCCTGCGTTTCAATCCGTGCGATGCCGCTGGCTACATGGGCTCCTCCGTCGCCGGAGAAATGCTTATCATCACGAAAGACCAGTACGAGCTTTTGCGGAAAGAATTCCGCAACGAGGCCTATCTTCTGGCATTTGATATTCTGTTCTGGACGGGATGCCGCGAGGGCGAGATGCTGGCGCTGTTGCCCAAAGACCTGACCGATGATGACCAGTTGCGCATCTACAAGACCTACCACAGAAAAAAGGGGCAGGACATCTTCGGCCCCACTAAGAACAGCAAGAAAGGCGGAAACCGCAATGTGCCTATTCCGCATTGGTTGGCCGAAGAGTTCCGCACCTACTGTTCCCGGCTCTACGGGCTGACCCCGGACGACCGCGTATTCTACATGACGTGCACAGCGCTCAACAAGGAACTGACCCGCTGCACCCAGCTAACCTATCTGCCAGACATTCGCGTCCATGATCTTCGGCACAGCCACGTTTCTCTCTGTATCGAACTTGGGTACTCTATTGTTCTGGTAGCCAAGCGAATCGGCGATACTGTTCCCGTCGTCATGCGGACCTATGCCCATTTGTACCCTAACAAGCAGCAGGAGCTTGTGTCGAAGCTGGAGGCCATCGGCTCCCCCACTTCTAACAACGATGACTCTGATTTGATGTCACTCGGCTAGGCCGAAAACAGGTGATGTCACGGCCCGTTTTGTGATGTCATGATGTCAAAAAAGCCCCGGAAAGTTTCGTTTTCTCGTTACTTTCCGGGGCTTTCAAATTATTCTTCGATAATAAACCGTACTACCATTTCCCGGC